TAATCTCCGGAGTTTTTTCCTTTATTTTTCTTTCCAGGTTTCTTATTATTTTTACGATCTTCACTAATAATAACAGGCAATTTATATCCTCTTCCACTATTGCCTTTTTGTGCGACTTCTTCACATCTACTAAGGCTAGCAATGCCTAGTAAGTAAATATCTCTAGCCAAACCCTTTAATTTTTTCTTCTCAGCATTCCAAAGTTTTGACTTCTTTCGCTGTTCTAACTTCATCATTTTGTCATAAACAGATGTGTCTAACATTTTTTTACCTTTGTGTTGTTGTTATATGGTACACCGTACGAGAATCGAACTCGTGTTGCCGCCGTGAAAGGGCGATGTCCTAACCGCTAGACGAACGGTGCGTAATTTCATATTTATAATAATACACTATTATTATGGTTAAGTCAAGAAAATGGTGGGCCCGGAAGGACTCGAACCTTCGACCAATGGATTATGAGTCCACTGCTCTAACCAACTGAGCTACAGGCCCATACACAACACCTGAAAAATGGTGGTTGGGGCTGGATTCGAACCAGCGTACCCTGAGGGAACGGATTTACAGTCCGTCGGTTTTAACCACTCACCCACCCAACCCGGTTAAATTAGTTAGAGACAATTCTCCAACTGCCGTCTGCTTGGCGACATGCCGTACCGTATGCTTGGACCGTTTCTCCGCCCACAACAATCTGCTGAACAAACTCTCTACACGGAACGCCCTGATTAGTAATAACCGTAGCAGTAGGCATAACCACTCCGCTATTTCCTGTGTTTGGATTGCTCCAGTTAGTAGCAACCTGATCTGGCTGATACTCTAATGAGGATTGCATGGATTGACCAGCCAGTAATCTATCGCGTTCATCTAAACGCTGACCCACAGTGTTACCTACTAGGGCGCCAGTAATAAGTCCAAGCACCACCCACAGTTCTTTGTTGGTGCTGTCTTTTGCCAGTCCGTATCCTAGACTACCGCCTAAAATAGCACCCAGTCCTGAAGTGGCTGTTTCAGTGGAAATATTTTGCGCTGGCGCAGAAGTTACTAACAGCATCGACACAATTGCCGATAATACTACTCTTTTCAATTTAATTCTCCTTAATTAACTTTCTATACTAATAGTATAACACTTTTTTAGTATTATGTCACGGAAAAGGTTGCTCTAAGTGCTTGATTTTATTGGACTTTTCTGTTGGCAATATTCCAACTTAGTTGTGGCTTTACATTTGATATGTCAGTCTGATGTGAGAGCCAGTATCCCCAGAAATTTTCAAACATTTGTAAGTTTGGCTCAATATTGTAACTATTACAGATTTCTATGTAATACTTTTCATTTAAATGCCCTGTTTGTGGATTAACTAATCTATCCATATATACAACACTAGACTCAACACTTGGTTTAAATTTTTCATGCTCTATTATAATGGTTTTTCTGTTTTCCATAAAATCATCATGATATGGATGATCGTTCCATTCTGCGACGGGATCTGAAAACTTACTGGCTACTTCTCCCTGCCAGTCTAAAAACGCAATGGATCTATACTGTAACGGAGTCATTCCCAATTCAAACTGTTTATCAGCAAACTCTTGATTTTCTGGATTAGTAAGTGGAAAGTTTTTCTTTTGCACATTATACCAAGATCCATATAACGTTTTATCGAGTAATTTAAAATGTGCATAAGCAAGATAGTATTCTATGGAAGCAGTATTTTCTGCCATCAATGTAATAGTTCTGCTTCCAGGAAACTTGTCTAGTAATTGCTTTTCGCGCATAACAAAACTGGCTTGAGCAAAGTTTAAACTTTCGTCTAATGTAATTTGTTTATATAAATTAGGATCATCTACTTGCTCGTTTTTCCAGCGAGGGTAATACCAAGCCCAATTTAATATCATGCCCGGATTGGTTACTCTCATTCTATCCCTTGCGATTTTATAATTAACTTTTTTATCATGCAAGTTCATAAAGACAGTAAAACTATCACTAATAAAGCCTATATAACCGCATACCCATACTAAATTGTTAAAAACTTTCATGTTATATAATACCTATTAGTAATGTGTCCCTTTACATTATCGAAAATATCGTCAGTGTTTAACCAATTAAATTCGTCTTGGGTTCCTTTTAAAAAAGTCTGCAAATAATCAATACCTTCTTTCCAATTTTTATACGCAATAGAATTTGTATATTTTTGGAAAAACCATCTATCTCTTGCACCGTAAACCATACTGGGATTTTTTCCGTTACTAAATGTTTGTTCGTTCCAGTAAGGATATAATATACATGCGGCGCCATTAACTGATAGTGAACGGTGTTCTTTAGTTTTTCCTAAATTGGTAGCAATTTGTTTAAACTCATGACTCATCAAGTGATGTTCGGGTATAGAATCTTCTTCTATTCTATTAACTATTTCATGACATTGCCGAATCATAATATCTACGTGTTCTGGATCTTGATAGAAGAACTCATCATACCAACCATCATTTGCTCTTAGTTGACTATAAGGACTTGTGTTATTGTCAAAACCTGTATCTATAAATATCGAGTAGTATTTTCCATTTTCGTCTCGTTCAATAACTGGCTTTTCTTTACCCCATATAAATCCAACTTTTAAACCAGAATCTACTAACTCTTTAAAGTGTGGATGCCACTCTCTAATTTTACTTCTCATCACACAATTTGGAGTTAATGCTGTATTATGAAACCAAAACCATCCACTACCATTAAAATCGTTTAAAATAGACTGCGTTTGATCTACTAAGGTAATTTTTGTATTTGGCATTCTGTTTTTAATTAACTCTAAATACGGAATAGCAACATTAAAAACTTCTGCGTTAAAATATGCTTCTGTGCTTCCATCGCCTTCTAAACTGTGGCAACATACAATTTCATCTAAGTGTATATTGTGTTTTAAACATATATCAAGTATGTTTTGACTGTCACTACCACCGCTGTAAAATAAAACTAGGTAGTCGTATTTGTTTCTTAATTGCTCAGCGCGACGTATATATAAATCCTCTAAACTTATAGCAGGGCAGGAAGTCCAGTCGTGTTTAGAAAAGGTTTCATTATTAAAGTCCCATTCCGGAAATTCACCAGTTATGCGACTTTGTTGGATAGCCCGATGTTTTTGAAACGTTTTAAAGTCACCTACTTTAAAGTAACCTAGTTTTTTAGGATTATAAAACATATTAATAATTTATCATTTGGTAGGAACTCCAGATTAAATTGTCTCCTAGTATAAATCCTATTATCAACGGCATTGGATTAATGTCATACTTATGTAAGACTATGCCCAATATACCAAATAATGATACCCATCCCACATACATTAAACTATATGATCCTCCAGCAAGTAAGAAGTCTAAATAAAACATTATTCCTATTATAGTAACAATGAATATTTTATTCATATCTAATTTACATATATGGCTATATGCCTTATATGTTTTTCTAGCAAGTATCCATAGTATTAAAAGACTAGCAAACAATAAAGAAAATATATTCACTAAATTTTCAAACTTCGCAAACTCTAAAACATTAAACTCTTTTTGTACTAGAATGCTGTTAACTACAACTGCATCAATTGCTAAAGGTATCTGTAAGTATAAAAATAAAAATGCACCAATCGGTATTGCACTATGATCTGCGGCACTTGTGCTTACTATCTTAGAGAATAAATTACCTCTATTGAACTTAAAAGACAACACACTACTAATAGTAGCAGTGGGTCCTGGCAAAAAACCACATAATATACCTACTGTGGTGCCTAATGCTGTACTTGATTTTGTATCTTCTTTTTCTTCAATTAGTTTATCATACTTAGTATTACTGTGTTCTGGGTTATAAAATAACTTTGGTATTAGTATAAGCCCAATTATAAAACTTACTAGACTTATATCATACGTATAAGATCCCAATTTAATAAAAAACTCTGGCAGGGCTATATTACTTTTAGGTACAATAAAAGCGCCAACCGTAAATAATAAAAAGTTAACAAAATAAGATTTAGTAAAAATAATAACAACAAACGAAGCGAGTATTAATATTGAGAATACTACTACTGTTTTACCAAATAACGGAAGCATTAACCCGTATAAAGATTGGCCAAATAAAACAGCAAAAAGAGATATAACAGACGCAATGGCACCTGAGTCTGCACATCTTCTTATAATAATTTGTTTCGTACTTAGTGAAAAGTACTTAGTATAATGGTTAAAAATTAAGGTGCTACTCTCACCCGGAATGCCAAAGGTAACACTAGCAATCGTGCCAAAAAACTGACTGCCTAATACAGATATAATCCAGAATAATACAATTTGATTTATACTAAGATCGTTAACAAATGGTAACAGAAAGAATGGACATATCCAAGCAGGTATGCCTGGCAATAATCCAGAAACTACTGCCATGGCTATACCAGAAAAAATTACTACTATTGTTATTAAGTCTAATGAGAATAAATCAAACATTTACTAGTCATATGACTGTTGTAGTAGTTCGTAATCCTTCATAAACTCTTCAAATTGTGAATCGTTCATCTCATATTGAATATGTGAGTATCCTGAACTGTTCAAATATCGTTCAAAATCAGTATTTTGCAACCCTTCTCTGATTAGTTCAACATCAGCACCACGTGCCAATACTAATACTTTGATTCTTAGATCTGCAAGACTTACAGAATAACTGTTTCCAAAGTAGTTAGGACTATTAGGATCTGTTGTGTAAGGACAAACAAGTGTTCCTTTTTCTACCAATGGTGTTGCTACTGCTGAAGCAATGAATCCCCAGTCAATATCTTTAGCAATAAGTCCTTTTGCTGTTGCTCCACTTCCAGAGAAAATTCTAGTTCTTAGATTATTTTTAAATTTATCGTTAAATTCAGAAATCCACGCATTATGCGGATGCATTCCAGACATACCAAACGTTTCTGAATCATGCAATGCTGTAGTATTCTCAGGTAAATGGCATATTTCAAAACTTTGCCAAGTGTAAAGTACTACTTCGTCTTTAGTAAATTCAACTTCGCATTCTAATCCCTTTGGATTTGCCGCGGCAGGAACATCGGTTGCATACACAATAATACTATCGTCATTTTTTAAATATGCGCGGGCCGCATCTTGACAATCTCTACTTTGATAAAATTTTGATTCAACTCCGAGATTCTTTTGTACAGCAAGAGTAAATCCCATCATTACACTAGTCTTAGGACTCTGATTAATTATGATTGGTTTTGCGTATAATGATGTCGCTAACATCATCAAAACCACAAATGTAATTTTTTTCATATTATTTCCTTAATCGATAAAAATATTTATACCTGTATTACAAGGTTATTTGCTTTATTTGGCTATTCAAATCTGTCAAAATCGTCCCAGTCATCCTCTAACAAACTGCTAACAGACTGTTCATTATGTATACTGACGATTGCTCTAGCGAATAGTGGAGCCACTGTAACTTGACGTAACGTGGATATTTCTACTGATCTGTTTGGCTTAATAGAATCAGTTGTAACCATCTCAGTCAAGTCACTGTTATTAATATTATCGCTTGCCTTAGGAGATAACACACCGTGAGCAATATATGATCTAACTGTTGTAGCACCACATCCTATTAACGCAGTAGCGGCGTTACATAATGTTCCTGCACTATCTACAATGTCGTCTACAATAATACACTGTTTGCCGTCTACATCACCGACCACGTTCATAACTTCACTAGCACCTGGTTCGGGGCGTCGTTTGTCAATAATAGCAATATCTGTGTTAAACTTTTTTGCGTAACTTCTTGCTCGTTCAGTACCACCAGCATCAGGACTAACAAATATTAAATTTTCTGCTGGTAATCTTTTTCGAATATCCGACACTAGAATAGGTCGGGCGTATAAGGTATCGACTGGAATGTCGAAAAATCCTTGTATTTGGCCTGCGTGTAAATCTAGTGTCAGCACTCTATCTACACCGGATGTTGTTAGTAGGTTTGCCATTAGTTTAGCACTAATTGGTGCTCTACTGGTCATCTTTCTGTCTTGTCTAGCATAGCCATAATATGGCAATACTGCGGTAATTCTCCTAGCACTGGCTCTACGTAACGCATCTACCATCACAACCAGTTCCATAAAATTTTCATTTACTGGACTACTAGTACTTTGGATTACAAATACATCTTCGCCTCTCACGTTTTCAAATATTTCTGCTCTCACTTCTCCATCAGCAAATCGTCCAATATTAGCCTTAACAAGCGTTGTGCCGGCATATTGCGAGATACGTTTTGCTAATTCAAGATTTGAGTTTCCTGAAATTAGTTTCATTAGTTTCCTCTATTATTAATCGATAATTTGCCAAATACCTTCCCAACCATAAGATGTTCTTAACTGGTGACCGCTTGGATTCCACGGCACTGGTTTAAAGAAAATCTCTGGATGTATCGGCGTGGCATAATTGAATTTACCCGCATAATACTCTCCATTAATCTTACAAAGAAAGTGTTTATCGAATAATTGTTTTTCTTGATCATCCCTTGTACAGCCTAATATCCAACCTAAATTATATTGTAGCAGTTCCATCTACATATTCATCCATTATGTTAGTAGTATTTACTAACTCAACGAATAATTCGCCTTCTCTACTAAATGCTTCTTTTTCCCATGGTAGGTTTTTATATGTTAGTTTTTCCCCTTTTACTTTTAGTAGTTTTTCGTTATTCCACATTGTGGAGCCGTCGTTAAAATGTCTCAATCTACATTGTGCAAATTGAGATAAATGAACCATTTCGTGTGCTAAGGTCATAAGCATCTTTGGTGTGCTTTGTGTCGTACAGAGATCAATTTGAAATTCTCGCGGACGAGTCAGATCATAATCCACTATACCACACCACCCTAGTATGTTATCTGTGCCGAATGTGTTATCCATACTCTTATGTAGTGTGATATCTAGATCAATATTTTTGCATAAGTCTTTACGCATAAGTGATCGTCCATAATATTCGGCTGAGTTTTCTAAAAGTTTAACTAATCTTTTATTTTGAGTCCTGTAGCCGTCGATGTTAATAACCATGTCACCTGCCTCCATTATTCTCAACCTCCAAATGTTGCAGGAATTTAGACAGATCTTCGATGTCCTTCTCAGAGAAAAACGCCGCTGTCGCTTCTGTAACTGCTCTGGAGCCGAATACGATGACCAAATCGGCCATCGTATCGTACTTATCCCAGAGTTTATTACTCGTCATCTTCTTCGTCATCTTCATCTGGAACGTTCTGCATTTCTATATGGCCGTTATAATAACGTTTTGCTTGCTCGTTATCGTTGGCAGTTAGAAAATCTAGTGCATCTTCCCACGTTCCAAAGTGTAGTTCTTCTAGCGATCCAGAGAGTTTTACTACAGATCCGCTTTCTGCTTGCTCGCCAGTCCATGTAGCAATATCCGTAAAGTTCCAACGAAAACTGCCTACTGGGTAACCAATTTTTTCGCCAACCCACGTGACACGTTCAGAAATTTGTTTAAGAGTCAATCCAGGTGCATTTTCCAATACTTGTTTAGGACTCCAAAATCTAGGATCATTAAGATTTACTGTGCTCATTACATATCTCCGTCGTTAAATGTTGCTTTATGTTTAATGTTACGATTGTAACGGGTTTTTTTGTTACGCTGGACCTTGTGTCCGTACGGCGTATCGTTGTCAAACAACTGTTTATGAAAACGTGTTTTACGGCTATAGTTTACTTTATTTTTCATAATATCATTATAGCAAATTTTGTATGATTTGTCACTTATAAAATTGCTGTAAGTAATTGATATATTAGGAAGTAAATCTAAGGTCGTCAATAACAAGGCCATCCAGCCACTCATTGTACTCTGTTTGGGCTTCGTCGTCCACGTAGTGGCATTCATCACACTTGGCAAATGGCGATTCAAACCATCCTCCGCTAGCGGCCGGGTCATGGTTTATAGATTTTAAATCCAAACAAGATTCACAAATATAGTAATCTTTGAACTTAGTTCCAGATTCTGTTTGGCTAGTTTGTTGAAAGAGTCGTTTTTTCATTACTAATCTCCTTAGTCTAACATGTCATTATATGTTTCAAAATCAAGCATATATGCTCTGGCTTCTTTTTCAGTTTCAAAAAAGTTGCCACCCAAACACTCTCCATCTTCAAATCGTTCCACCCAGTAACATCCGACAGTGTTTTGATTATGGAAAACCTCATTGGCTAAAATCGTTAATTTTGCTCGACGTTTAGGCATTTTTGTGGCTCTCTGTATGTCTACATCGTTTTCTATATACATACCCAGGGCAATTGCAAACTATGCTACTGCCAACTTTCTCCACCGAATATAACACGCCTGGTGCTGATTTTGACTCATAGCGACCCAGCATTTCGCGAACTATTGGCTTATTAAGAGTTTTCGCATGTTCCTTAACTCTTGCATTAGCCCACTTTTGAAGTTCAGTTAATTCAGTCATTTTCGGTTTCTATTATGCGTAATAGTTCGTCTTTGGAATATATTGACAGCCAAAGTCCTCCGGCGGCAAGTAATGTAACTACGGTCCATAATACCAATTCCATTCTTATACTCCTTTTCTGAAAAATCTGTATTCAGGGTTGCGTGAATAGCCGAGTAGGTCATAAATCAAAAAATCGGCCCGTGGGTCAACTCCACCAATATGCCAATCGTATTTACCACGTTGGGAGATAGTATGGTCTACCTCTTTCCAATCGTAGAGGTTACAATACACGGTGTCCTCTACATTACCTTTTTTGTCGTAAATGGTAAATTCGATGTCCCAACTATTGTGAGTCTTATCAGTTTCACTGCCATTAGGTTCACCGAACAACTCAACCAAATGGTCATAACTAGCACGGATGTATCCGAGCATGTGTGATCCGTTGACAAAATCATCGGTAGGTTCAAATGATGCGACGGTATCGCACTGAGGGTTTATCCATCGTTGTGTTTGTGACATTATATTGTTCCTTTGTTTCCTTTATTTCCTATACTATTAGTATACAGTGATCTGTCAGAAATGTCACGAAATAAGTGCGTCTAAGTGCTTGATTTATAAGAAGTTTTAAAAATTAAAGAAATATAGGGGGATTTTTACTATAAAGTGAGCCTTCTTGAATTTGGCGTCTAATTGTAGCAGGGGTTTTACTTGATAGTAAAGGAACATCCATATCCAAAGCATTGTCAGTAGGTTTTACTTTCTTTGGTTTTTGTTTACTGTGTGCTACGTGTGGATTAGCAACGGTGGCAATGTTACCACTAGTAGTGGCTCCCGCTGTTGCGGCTTCAAAGATTTCAAACTCTTTAAGTCTCATACTGTTATTTATACCTTAGTGTCTTTTATACAACCACTGTGAAATAGGAATATAAGGATAATCGTCCCAAATAGAGTCTTTCAAGTCATCTTCTTTTTTAGATTCTTCTTTCTCTTCTTGTGCTGGAACATGCCCAGCGTTACTTATAAACTCCCACTCTTCTTCCGTATACGGCCACATCTTTTCTTTTTCCTCTGTGTGTGTTTCTGATACCATGTTGCGAGTGAATCCGCATTTATTACAAACGTAGGTAGAGTCGTCGACTATATAACCAGAGGATGCTTCACATCGAGAACATTGTACAAGTGTTGGCTGTTTTTTGTGTTTAGCCATTGTTTAGAACATGGTGATTAGGCAATTCTCCATCTTCACCGTGCCATTTTCCAACGTGCTCTGTTTTAAACTCATGTTCTCTGTCTAGGTATTTCCACTCGAGTTTAGTAGCATCCCACGCTTCGTTAATTTTCTCAAAAACTTGAATTGGTTTAAATGGTCCACATGTATATACGTCTAACTGTAATAATGCTGGACTTGGTTCATCCCAAATGTGCATTGCAATATGACTTGTTTCAATAATAGAAACTGCTGTAATACCAGCATTTCCTTCAACATGAACATACTCACAAAACGGACCGGCGAGCAACTTCATGTCAATTGTTTCGATTAAGTTTCTAACCCAATCTTTAGTTGCTTCGACGTCGTCAGCGCCAGGAGGGTTTTTTATTTCTGCTCTAATGAGTAGATGCTTGTGAATTGGTAACGCCATTATACTTTCCTATATTTTTGCTAATATTGCAATAAGCAATATGATAATTAAGAATAATTCTCCCGCTAAAATAGTATGGTACCATACCCATTTCGCGCGGTAAATTTTTTCTTTATTAAAAGTTTCTTTTAATTCAGCAACAAAGCCCTGCTCTTTAGTAGGGTCCTTTTTAGTGTTGCCTTTACCAAATAGTTGCTTCATATTTGATATTTATAAAGAATTACTAGAAGATATAGTTTTCTAAAATTCCTTCTCTTTCTACTTCATTCGTAACACAATGAACACCTGTGTCCCAAAATGTTGTTGCTCTCATATCAACTGAAACACACGTAATACCTCGTTTTTCTAACTTATCAAAGAGATCAACATTAGTGCCTGTAAATAATACAGTCTCTTCATTAATGCTTAAACTGTTTAACGAGAAGAACGTTTCCTCTGTGCATGTTTGTAAAAAATTATCAAACCACTGTGCCAGCACTGGATGAAACTTTTTATGCCTATGCTCATGTATAGAGGATTTTGGCGATTTTTCTACAATTATTTTTTCCCAATTCTTAAAGAAGGCGGGTAACTCAGTCTGCAGACTAGTAATTAAAAGACCTGGTCGAACAAGGAATAGTTGCGAATCTAAATGGCCTTCTGCCTCAATAAAGTGAATTCTTGCTAAAGGATTTACGGACTTAATCCAAGTAATATAGTCATCGTTGCCTAACTTGTTTCCTTCACGACCAAAATATCTAGAAACAATAATATCGTTACCACATTTTAAAGAAAGCGTGGGATGATATAATGGTCTATGTAGTTCTTCTGTATTAAATGCGTCCCAGTTTCCTCCATAAAAAATGTTGTCTGTAGTTAACTTATAGATTCTATCAAAGTTGATTTGTTGTAAGATTTGATCACACGAATTTAAAAGTTCTAGTTCGTGTTCTCCTGAAACATTACCTTTGAAAAGACTATTGCCATATATTGTATGCGTGTCTCTAATAGCCAATGGCGGGGTATTAATAGTACAACCATTATGTATTGCAAAATCACAACTACTTCTCCAAGTCTTAACACCAAATTCTTGCAACAACTTATCTAAGTTATCTAACTCTTGCCTTGATTTATCAATTATGTTGATAAAATAGTTTTTATATCTACCTCTCAAATCTGTATAAGGAATAATATCATCAGATTTAGGCAACGTCCCAATGATACATGATTTTAAAGGATTAAACTCGGCCCAGATGCTCATAAGAATATAGAAAATATCCAGTAAAAGAACAAAAACCACAGTACATAGTTAAATATTTTATCAAAGAACGAACGTTGAGGCGGCTTAAACATATTTTGTCTATTCTCGTATGTCATAGTCGCTTCTAACACTTTTGCAAAATGTTTTTGTTTAAGTCTGCCGTGCAACAAGATTTTTAATATCGCCTCATCTAATTCTATTCTAACTGGCGTAGGAAGTTTTGCAGTGTTACTAGGCATAAGAGAAAAGTTACGTGACCATTTTTTCCATGGATCTCCAACCACCCCTACTTGTTGATGAGCATATACATATGTCTGCTCATGAGTATATCCCTGTACTCTACTAATTACTTCAATTAATTGGCAATCTGTTAGACCATTAACTAATTTCTCGTATGTTCCGTCTATTGTTTCCATTAATGGAAGGTTCCTTTAAGTTTTTCAATTTTTTCATTAAACAACTTTTTATCATCCGAAGAAAGATTTTCTACGATTTTTACTTCATCCATAAACTGTTTAATAATTTTTGTTTTAGGATCTTTCGGATCTAAGTCTAATTCCAAATCACCAAAATCCAAATCTTCTTTAGGCACTCTAGGAATTATTAATAAAAATAAGGTATATAATTTTATGTAAGTCCTAGCGTACAAGCGAGATTGCTTCCTTGCCGCTTCATCTTCTGTGTCCTCGTCAGTAATCGTTAAATCTGCATTATCTTCATCTGGATTTTCGTATAACCAGTCTTCAAAAATTTCCGCTACGTCAGCAAATAGATCTAATTCGCCCATTGTTATTTTTATTTTATCTGGACCAATCATTTTGATTCCCAAGGTTCGATAATATCATGATCTAAAGACTTTCCGTCCGTGCTCATGTCTTGATTATCGATATATTCGCCATCGTAGTATATACCAGTGACGAGAATATCTTCGTTAATTTCACACATATCAAAGACGACTTTTGATGGATCAAATTTGCCTTCAATATCGATGGTGCCTTCATAGAATGTACCTTTTTCAGTATGTACACTAGTAAGCGTATATTCTTTAGACTTTGGCATGATTTCTTCTTCTTGTACCATGTTTCCTTCTTCATTATGGTCTTCTATAAATTCGAGGAGATTTCCATAATAGATGTTGTCTAATTCGTTAGCCTCCCAACCAATACCATCCATTTCAACAATCTCAAGTTGGGCATGATCTCGAGACACACCATACTCGTGGCCGCGATCATCATGCTCATACCAATTGCTCAATGTTGCGTATTTTGGAATTTTAATTCCAGAGTTTTCTTCAGCAAACCATTCAGGACTTCCTACATACTCGTAAAAATAGTCACTCATTTCTTCTGATTGCCAAAACTCGGCACACTTTTTGGTAATTTTACCAAGTACTACTTCACCGCCGTAGCCGGTTAAAATAAACTTAATGTTTGCCATAATGTTAAAATCCTCGATAGTTAAAGTTATAAGTGTTACTGATTATAACATTATTTTGATTTTAAGTCAATATGTGTTAATGTTTGATTTTATTGGGTTTTTGATAGATTACTAAGTTTTCGCTTAGTTTGAGGGTTAGATAACTCGTCATTAGCATCTTGATATGCTTGAAGTTTGTGAATAAAAGAAGATGATGGGCTTAAAAGATCCATGACAAAGTTCATATTTCCTTGCTCCAGTTCGCTCTTCATATTTTCTAGATCACGAGCGATCATCTTTTTAAAGCCAGACATTGTTATAGTGCCATAACCACTTATGGCTATGGTTGGATTAGAAGGATCAAAACTATCCGCGCTATAGTCAATATAACCTTTGTCTTCATTTAAATCTGTTATTTTCATACTATTATTTAGCAGAAGTTTGATCTTTAACAAGGCCTAGAATTAGTCTATATTGTTCCCAAGCATCTTGTAATGCTGGGTGTTCTTTGCGTAATTTTTCTTCTTCGTAATGCTGTTGGCCTATGTCTAGTAAGTCATCGTATGACAGCCATCTGCCATGTTCTTGTGTTGCTGGTGAGTCTGCGGTGTCATCATTGGTAGGAACCAATATTTCCTTAGTAGTACCCATGGGCACTCTTCGAGTGATAGTTTTCCCACTATCGGGAGTTTCATAGATATATTTTTTTTGAGTTTCTGATCGACGAAAGAGTGCCACATGGAGCCCTACCAATTAAAATGAAATATTTACATTTGCGCCAGCAACTGTAGTACCATCTTCCCAGTCGCTATCGAAAGGCATTTCAGCATATGGTCTGATGGATAATGACTCTGTCATATTAATAGTCCAACCTAAGCCTACATCTGTGCCTATGAAAGAATCATCTGCTTCCCAGTCCCACCACATTCTTGTGTATGCGTCAAATCCGCGCCATGTGATACCAGCATATAAATCTGTATCAAATTCTGTTTCATCAATATTCCAGTTCATACGTGGACGTAATGTAAACATTCCCAAGTCTGCTGTAATATCAGCACCAACTACATAATCTTTACTGTCGGCATATTCTGCCCAGCCAGAAACTGAAATACCTGAGGTACTACCTTCACTTCTTGGTTGTGCAAAAGATACGCTAATACCAATGTCTGTGTCGCTATCAGTATAAAGTGCAACTGGTCCGCCACCAATACGGAATTCGTCTTTGTCTGCGTAGTTAGCACCTCTCTCGTCATAACTTACAAACCAATCCACAGTTTCAATACTAACACTTGAAGCTGTGTCAGCCGCATTTGCTGTGCCAAATGCTAATAGGGTTGCCACTACGGCATACATCATATTTTTCATTGAGATCTCCTTATTTTGAAAAATATTTTTAGGTTAAACCTAAAAATTTGGTCTGTAGAAGTATTTTTTTACTTCCACATTAGTAATGGATTCCACTAAAGACCTAGCATAAAAAGATTTATATTCATCTAATAAATCGGTTGCTTCTTTTTCCGTCTTTAAATTCCAAATTTCTTCACACATTGGAGAATGTGATGCTCCCCACGTAAATGTAAGTAACCATCTTTCTTCTCCTTTGTGTTCTGCCAATTGATTCCTTAGTTCAGTAACTAAGTCCTCAAGATCCTGTAATTCCTTGCTGTGTGAATTATCTATATAACTCTCATCAACAATGGTAGATCCGGCTGGCAGAGAGTTCATATAACTCTTTTTGCCTACTTGTATATATGCCGGCGGCCCACACTCTATCTTAGAAACTGAATTAACAAATCCAACAGATTTGTGACCATCTAGCACTTCCCAAATATTAGGATCTTTTAATTTGTAACCCCGTCTGTGGCAAGTTAAGTAGGTTGACATTCATTATCCGCGTTTAGTAACCATTTCGGTAATGTTAGCAGGACACGGTGCGTAATGACTAAACTCCATACTAAACTGTCCGCGCCCACTTGTCATGCCGCGTAAGTCGCCAATGTATCCAAACATTTCACCAATTGGTGCTTCTGCCCAAATGCGTACCATTTGCCCATTAACTTCTTGATTACTAATCATACCCCGACGTCTGTTAATATCGCCAATAACATCACCAACTTTGTCTTCTGGAGCAATAACATCTAGTTTCATAATAGGTTCTAGTAACTGTGGACCTGCTTTAGGCATTGTTTGTCTAAAGCCACCGCGGGCCGCTAGTTCGAACGCAATAGCACTAGAGTCAACTGCGTGTGAGGAACCATCTGTTAGTGTTACTTTAAAGTCTAGCAACGGATAACCGGCGATTATACCAGATTCTGCTGAGGTTTTAAATCCTTTTTCAACGGCTGGCCAAAACTCTCTTGGCACATTACCACCGACAACTTTTGATTCAAACTCAAATCCGCCACCTGTTGGCAATGGTTCTATAGTGTATTCAATGTCACCAAACTGTCCGGAACCGCCTGACTGTTTCTTGTGTACGAATTTGTCTTCTACTGTTTGCGTAATAGTTTCTCTGTATGCTACTTGTGGTTTACCAATACTCACTTCAATGCCGTGCGTTCTTTTGAGAATGTCGCACTTAATGTCTAAGTGTAGTTCGCCCATACCCTTAAGAATAGTTTGTCCACTTTCTTGATCTGTTTCAACATGGAAGGACGGGTCTTCTGCTACCATCTTACCAATAGCAACACCAAGTTTATCCATATCTCCTTGTGTCTTTGGTTCAATAGCAATACTAATAACCGGAGCAGGGAAGATCATAGGCTCTAGTACAGCAATATTCTTTGGATCGCAAAGTGTATGTCCTGTTTGTACAGTTTTCATACCAAGCAATGCGATAATATCACCCGCCGTTGCGGTATCAAGTTCTTCTCTACTATCGGCATGCATTTCTACAATACGCCCAACACGTTCAGACTTTCCTGTGCTACTGTTATAAATTGTATCGCCTTTAGAAAGTTTACCAGAGTAAATTCGTGTAAATGTCAACGCACCATATTTGTCATCTGAAATTTTAAATGCTAATGCTCTCAGTGGCTTGCCAGCATCAACAATTGCTCGTTCTCCAGTTTCATTACCTTCTAAATCTACTTCTGGTTGAGCCTCAACTTCAGTGGGGTTAGGCAAATAGTCAACAACTGCGTTCAATACGTTTTGTACACCTTTGTTTTTAAATGAACTTCCACAGAACGTAGGGAAGAAATCACAAGCAATAGTGCCTTTACGAATACACTTTTTAAGATCTTCTTCGCTAATACTATCCGGATCTTCCATCCATTGCATCATAACCTCATCGTCTTGTTCAACTACTTGTTCTACCATCAAATCGTAGTATTCTTTCGCAGTATCTGCCAAGTCAGCAGGAATATCACCAATAGTATACGAGGTTGGATCTGATGAGTCAGACCATACCCAAGATTTTTGTGTTAAGATATCTACCAGTCCCACAAAATCATCTTCAGCACCGATAGGGATCGCCATAACAACCGGCGTTGCGTTTAACCTGTCTTTAATCTGCTCAACAACACGAAAGAAGTCTGCACCAACTCTATCCATTTTGTTAACGTATATAACTCGAGCAACTTCACTATCGTTAGCATATCGCCAGTTTGTTTCGGACTGTGGTTCTACACCTCCGGATGCACAAAACACTCCAACGCCTCCATCCAACACTTTTAGTGAACGGTATACTTCAATAGTAAAGTCTACGTGTCCAGGTGTATCAATAATGTTAAAGCGATGGTCGTCCCAAAAACATGTTGTTGCGGCTGACTGAATAGTAATACCGCGTTCTTGCTCTTGTTCCATAAAGTCTGTGGTAGCGGCGCCATCATGCACCTCGCCTATTTTATGGATTTTGCCTGTTAGTTTTAGAATCCGCTCTGTAGTTGTAGTTTTGCCTGCATCAACGTGAGCAAAGATTCCTATATTTCTGTATTTTTGTAATTCTGACATTTATAATGCTCCGGAAGTTTTTTATTTATTAGCATCATAAATTATATACTACAAATATGGTTTTGTCAAGTGGATCGATATTGCTTGTATCTTACAAATTCTTGTTGCTTAACACCCTCTGTAAATACTTCTTGTTGGCTAAATGCATCTAGTTCTACGGAGTATCCCCAAATATAAGCAATGTAATTCAATACATCTACAGTTGAATCATTAGTTAACTCTCTACCGCTCTTCCCTCTATACATATGCAATAACAAGGTTCTTTTGTCATCATGATCGAAATCTCTTACTTGAATATCTGGTATGCGATAGTTATAGTCATATTGTCTTGCTAATTCCTTGCGTATACTTCTATAACCTGGATCGTTGTGAATTGCTTTTACCTCGTAATGAGGATCAATTCTTCTATCTCCAAGTTGGAATAATCTAAAGTCGCGTATAACTTTTGGAGATAAAAACTGTAGTATAAAACTCTCGTCTCTATAGTTCTCAACAGTATCAAGTATTATCTCTTTCCAGTTACCGCCAGCAACATCCGGAAACCATTCCTTATCTTCTTTAGTTGGTTCTTCGCACATACGTTTAATGTCTTGAAATATTGCAAATCCCAATGCATACGGATTAATACCACCATAATATTGTTTATCAAATGTAGGTTGATTAAGTACGTTTGTATGTAAACGTAAAAACTCTAGCATGCTCGCCTCACAAATTAAACCTTTTTCGTGTAACCGATTCATTGTGTAATAATGTACAAAGCATGCATAACCTTCGTTCATTACTTTTGTTTGTCCTTGTGGGTAAAAATACTGTGCTATCTTACGCACAATGCGACATAGTTCGCGTTGCCAGTCTGTTAAATTAGGAGCATTTTTCTCAAGGAAGTATATAATGTTTTCCTCTGGCTTTTCTAAATGGACATACTCTTTGTCTTGTCTCTTTTTATCTTCTTTTTTACGTTTAATAACTGTAGTGTCCCACAATTCATTAACATGCTTACGCAAGTATTCTGCTCTCTCACCTGCTTTCTCTGCTTCAGCATATGAGTTAAGTTTTACTGGGCGTTTATACTTGTTAATGCCGTAATTGCGAATAGAATGTAATGCATCTAAAAACATTTCTACTTCGTCTAGTCCATACTTTTCTTCGCACTTCTTAACAAAGTTTTTAGCAAACACAAGGTAGTCAATAATTGCTTCTGCGTTTGTCCATGTCTTAAACAAATAATTATTTTTAAAGAAGTGGTTGTGACCAAACGCGGCATGAGCAATAACCAATGCTTGCGTAGTCATTGTGTTCTCTTCCATAAGGTAGTTAACGCATGGATTACTGTTAATAACAAGTTCATATGCTAAACTTGTTCTACCTTTTCTATATTGGTTCTCGTAATGTGCCCATGCTTTACCATTGCTCCAATGGTTGTAGGACAATGGCATACCGATACTTGCGTAAGCATCTAACATTTGCTCAAACGTTACTACTTCAAGTTGGTTCATGTAAGTATCGCAACCAAGTTCATTAACTGCAATATCTTCACATGCATCATATATGTCACTTACAAGGTCAAAACTCCAGTCTCCTTGTTGTGTATATAATAGTTTACTCATTGTTATTATCCTTAGGTAAAAAGAAGTTTCTAAACACAGGATATATGTCTTTACTTTCGTATACTCTACCTAGTTGCATGTTAGGAAATTCTTGTGATAGTTCATAATACTTCTTTTCCATACCAATGCCCGGCGAATATCTAACGTCAGCATGTACTTGCCCAGCATGTGGAACAATGCAAAGGAATGTAAAATACTGCGCGACTGGTAGTAATTGGTTCTTCATAACATTTTCAACAAGCGGATTATCTGATGTAAAGTTATCACCGTCACTTGCTTGACTAATATAAATGTTCCAATGTGTTAAGTCGTATCGCTTTTTAATAATTTCGCTTGTTAATTCAAGTGCAGAACTTACTACTGTGCCACCACTTTCTTTACTATTAAAAAACTCTTCTTCTGTACATTCTTTAGCAACAGTGTGGTGTCGTATAAACACAATGTCTACTAAGTCATACTTCATATTTAAAAACATATGTAACAAAATAAAAAAGCGTTTTGCTAAATCTTTTTCGCGCTCTTGCATGGATACTGATACGTCCAATATACAAAACATTACTGCCGCATTTTTTGGCTTTGGCACTTTAGAGAAGTTATTAAACTTTAAATCAATTGGATCTATAAACGAGATAGCATTATATCTTGCTCGTATGCGTTTAATCTCTTCCTCAATCTCCTGCAGTCTTGCGTACTCCGGAGTTCTTGCGTCTTTGCCAGGAGGTAGTGTACTAAAAAACTCAAGTATTTTATCACGTTCTTCTATAAGTTCTTTTAACTTTCTACCTTTAGGTTTTTTTAAAGCCAAGCGTCTGCCAATACTGCGTATCATGCTTTGCTCTAAGTTTAAGTTATTTGGGGATCCTTCGTTAACGTATCCGGATCTCTCTACACTAAACTCTTCAATGCTTTTCTTTTGCTTCTCTAATAGGTTTGGTAATTCCAAATCTTCAAACAGTATGTCTAAAAACTCGTCTTTGTTTATAGAGAATATAAAATCGTCCTCGCCATAAGCATCATCCGAACCTTCACTGCCACCACCGCCTCCTTGGCCGCCTGCAGGTTTACGAATTTTATCGCCAGGATTATACTCTTTATTACCAGGCAGAATATAATCTTTCTCGCCTGATTTAGGATCATATTGGAACTGAGGTTCTTTAATGCTTTTAGCGGGAACTCTGACGCGACCACCAGATTTTAAATCTTTTACAGATCTACCTCTAATGGTCTCGTCTAAGTTTTCTTTAATAAACTTTTTTGACCTTTCAATGAAACGTTGCCTATTGGAAAGGTTCTTTCCCTTAGGATTAGAACGCCTGTCAATAATGTGTTTAGACATTTTTAGCCTTAACTTGACTTTTGAGTCCGCATATACCACTCCACAAGTCTGCGTACTTGGCGATCTGTGTAGCCTTTCTCCTCCATACGATTAACGAAGTCGTCGTGTTTCTGTTGATCTTCTTTATTTTGTTTATTACCAAAGGAAATAATAGGTAGTAATTCCTCAGTGGATGCGAACATTTTCTTTTCGATAATCTCGCGTAGTTTTTCGTAACTTGACCACTTAGGATTTTTGCCTTTGTTCTTTGCTTTAGTTCTCAATACAAAGTTAACCACTTCACTACGAAAATCTTTAGGATTAGCAATGCCTGCTGGCTTTTCTATTTTTTCCAACTCATCGTTTAATACATCGCGACTAAACAAGTTTCCGGTATCAGGGTCTTTAAAGTCAATCTCTTGAATCCAGTGATCAGCATATTCAATATAACGATCGAACAAGTTTTGTCCATAGTCGCTATAACTTTCCAAGTATGCTTTCTGTATTTCATTACCAATAAACTCTGCGTACTTTGGTGCTAACCATTCTTTAATAAAGTTTGTAAGTGATTTTTCCTTTTCCTCACCAAACTGTTCGCGTTTAATTGCTTGCTCTAGTACGAACATTAAGTGTACTGGATCTGCCGCAATTTCGTTTGTGTCAAAGTTAAACACTTGTGATAGTATCTTAAACGCAAAACGTGTTGATGATCCGGACATGCCTTCATCTACACCTGCTACGTCTTTATACTCTTGTAATGACTTTGCTTGCGGGTCTGTGTCCTTTAGATTCTTACCATTGTACACTTGCATCTTGGAGTATAGGTTGCTGTTCTCATGCTCACGCAATCTGCTTAAAATACTATACTGTGCTAACATCTCAAGTGTTTGTGGCGCACATGGATGGGCTACTAATCCACTTGACTCTAACATCTTATCGTAAATGTTAATCTCTTCATCAATACGCAAGCAATATGGAACCTTAACAACGTACACACGATCTAGGAACGCTTCGTTGTTTTTGTTGTTTTTAAATGTTTGCCATTCTGATTCGTTGCTGTGTGCCAATATGGTTCCGTTAAACGGAATAGCACTAATACCTTCTGTACCCATATAGTTGCCTTCTTGTGTGGCAGTTAACAATGGGTGTAATACTTTAATAGGTGCTTTAAACATTTCAACAAACTCCATTAGGCCTTGGTTGCCTTTACACAACGCACCACTAAATGCGTATGAGTCTGGATCATGTTGTGAGAAATATTCAAGTTGGCGAATGTCAGTCTTACCGACTAGCGCACTGATGTCTTGGTTGTTCTCATCACCTGGTTCTGTTTTTACAACAGCAATTTGTTTTAGTTTACTTGGTTGTAGTTTAACTACAGTAAACTTTGTAATATCGCCGTCGAATTCATCTAAACGTTTGACTGCCCATGGGCTCAATAATCCTGTTAGATATCGTTTAGAGATTTTATATTCTTTTTCAATTTGCTCTCCATATTTCTCTGGAGAGAATAGAGACAACGGACTTTCAAAAACAGGGCTAGTAACGTCTCCTGCTTTCAATACGTAAATTGGATGTGTCTCCATAAGTTCTTTTAATCTTTCTGCAATGCTTGATTTACCGCCGCCTACTGGGCCTAGTAAATATAATACTTGCTTGCGCTCTTCTAAACCTTGTGCGGCGTGTTTAAAAAAGCCAACAATTCTTTCTACAGTGTCTTCTAGTCCGTAAAAGTCTTTAAATGCTGGATACACTCTGAGTGTTCTGTTTAAGAAGATTCGAGACAGTCTTGGATCTTCCGAAGTATCTATATGTTCCGGGTCACCAATGGCCGCCAACATTCTTTCTGCTGACGTAGCATATGCTAATGGATCCTTCTTGCATAAATTTAAATATTCTTCAAGGGAATACTCTTGCTCTTTATGTTGCTGATAGTTAGCAGAGAAGTCCTTTAGTAGTTTACTTGCCATAAGGTAATTGCTCCTATTTTCTATGGGTGTTACATATATTTAGCAAAAAATAAGACTATAATAGTTACATACTAAATAATTACACGGAGAATTAATGATTACATTTATAATTGATACTTACCCATCTGCGCCTAATAATATTTCCAACGGTTGTGATATTGATAGCCAAAGAGAGTTTTTTCATAACATTGCGGGAAATTGTATTACATCTAAGGCAATTGGTTATAAAACTATAGAGCATAGTATTAATAGCACTGAAGAAATGCAAATAAAGTCTATAGATGATGTCGATTTTAATAACAAAGATACTTATGTTTATCCGGTATTTACAACAGAATTATTAAATTTATTTGGCTTTACTCATGACTTAATTTATGAGCACAATGAGGAAAGCGGGCATACAGAGCCCAAAAAACTAACCATTGACCCTGTTTTTAAGTTTCTTCCTCAACAAGTTATAGAAAAAGCAATTAAGAAAGAGTTGTATATTGCCGTAATGTCTATATGCGAAGGAAAGGCGTATACGGAAGGTTGGGAAAGTGTTAGCAAAGCTTGCAACACGTATAATATACCTGAGTCTCAAGTAATTCTTGTGCTTGGCGGCAACCATAGTAATTACGCTCATAAAACAGAAAACTTTAAGAATAAAAGTTATATACATTTAAACTATTATGCATTAGAACTAAGTTGTAAAATAAGAACAGGCTACACAAAAGTATTAGATAATTTAAATAGCGAAAAGAAAAAGCATTATATATGCCTTAATTCACAAATTAAGCCACATAGATACCATATGGTATCTAATCTGTTGCATAATGGTATATTAGAGAATGGCTATGTATCTTGTCAAAATTACCAAAGTCACGTAAACAATTTTTCACAAATTAAAGATGTATATGCTATGAAAGAAACATTAAGAAAGGACGGCGCAAATGTGTTGGAATTTATAAAATTTTATAACACACTTCCTTACGTTGTAGATAGTATCAATGATGAAAACTATAACAACGCTTTACACGCTCCGTGGACTTACGATCCAAATTTAAACGAACTCAGTTTTAAAACCGCTATTGATGTTACTGCTAGTCAAATTGACACTTGTTACAAATCTGCAGTTATCGATGTAATTACCGAAACAGCAAACAGGGGACACCATGTTAATTTTATAACAGAAAAAACATTTAAAGCAATTATGTATAAGATGCCTTTTATAATATCAGGAGACACAGGCATCAATAAAGAACTATTGCGTCACGGGTTTAAACTATATGATATGTTGTTTGACTATTCGTTTGATGAATATGATTCATATGTTGACAGAAACAATGCTATAACGAAACAACTTAAAAGATATTGTGAGATGCCATTAGAACAGTTTACTGATAGAGTGAATCAAGATGATGTACAAGAAGTGGTTGAGCATAACTTTAAGATACTGGAAACAAACAACGTCTGGCTTAACTTTTGTAATGATCTAAAATTACTAATTACATAGATTTTATCTTGTTATCAACAAATTTATCCAACCCTTCATATGTGTCGTATAGCACATATCTCCATGCGTCAAACTCCAGTGGATAAGGGTAATCTTCAGGTTTAATAAAAATAAAAGTTATATTATAAAAATGTTTAAACAGTAACTCAAACTGTTTAATCCATTTTCCAGGATCTCTCGGACCTTGCTTTTCGTTTCTATAATGTTCTGTATTTAGATACATGTTATTAGCATACTTTTGATTTTTTCCCTTGCCATAAAAGTCGTAACCTAACATCATAATAACATCTGCTTCTTCTTTAATGGCAGTATAAACAGCATATAATCCACTGCTCCAGTTAATAGGTTGCTGGTGTAGATCCAATCCAAAGTAAGGAAGATCAGGCAACACTCTTATCTTATCTTTTGCTAAGTAATGTGCCCAATCCTTGCGTGTATAAAAGTTAGAGCGTAAGTGGGCGCCATTACTGACTGCTTCTCTTGCTCTAAACTTATTACAGCATATTAAATTGTCAACGTGATTGTCACGCCAAATTGCGCCGCAACCGTAAAGTGGTCCTATGTCGCGCAACTTTTGTAAATTATAACCTTTGCGTGATTCGCCGTTGCCAATACAATATGCTATCTTTTTCATAATCGTGCAAATATTTATATAATACTATTACAATATGCTATTTTATAAAAACGCAAAATTTAATTAAATAGTGGACATAAGGAATTTATCATGAGCGACATAACAACTGAGGGGCATAGAGCCGCCGACGAAGTAAACAGATCTGCAAAAACTATTGAAGAACTAGTATTAGGTTCTAGCATGGATGCGACTGAGTTTCTTCTACCGTGGATTGCTGTGTTATTAAGTGTTATCGCGGCTTTAATGATTAAAGACTGGACCGCGGCACTAGTAAGAGGTATACGTTTTAAATTTAGTCCTGCTTTTAATCCCGGCGATGTTGTGTTTATTGACGGTGATGAAGCGGTGATTGTGTCTATAGGTCTTATTCGAACTATATTTGAAAAGCAAGGACCTCGCGGGACTGTATGGCATTACGTTGCTAATGAGAGACTTACTTTCCTAAAACTTGAAAAAGTAATTAAGCCTACAAATTAAAATCGTCTATATAATCAAAATGATGAGCACGTTCTTTTTCTAACAATTTTTCTGAATATATTGTATCTAATATATTACCGACGCCTAAGCATTTAATATTGTCAATAGGTAAATCACCACATGCTAATTTAAAAGAATGAATTGCTTGTTTGTAGTTTAATGCAATTGTTAGGTAAACTGTGTCGCCAGATCTAACTTCGTATTGCTGTTCCATAAAAGTATTTACACCTGGGTAATTAACTACCCAGGTGTTTGTGATTACCAGTCAAAAGTATAACTTAAAAGAAACCGCTGTTGATCATCACTATCTTTTTCTACATTTTGCCAACTAAAATTTAAATTTTGTCGTTCAGTTAGTTGAAAAGTCTTTTTAACCGCAAACATTGACATTTCATCAGTGGCTTGAAAGTCAAAAGTAATGTCATAGTTAGTACCAATGTATGCAAATACACCAACTGCTACTAATGCGGCGGCAATATAGGCATAATTGTTGTTTTTATCTTTTGGCTCTGCAATTGGCTGTGGTTCCTGCCCACAAAGCGTGATACTGCGCCCATTACCTGTTCCTACCGCACCTGCCGCACATCCAGCATCTCCCATTGCACGAGCAGACGCTGATCTACTTTCTTTTGCGTACTCAGATAACACAACTGGTAAGCCAGTTCTAGCAATTGCATCTTTTACCATTGCTTGTATTTCGGCTGCACTTCTGTTCCAACCTGTTTGTAAGAATACATAATCTGCACCTTTATAATAGGCTAAGTTACCCCTGTGTCCGCCAACACCGCTAGTCATATGAACAGCAACAGGTTTATCTGTTTTTGTTTTTAAGTGTCTTACTAACTCATTGACCGTTGCGGCTGACCAATACTCATCACATTCTAAACATACAACATATGCTTCTATCTGATTGTCAAATCTTGCAACCATGTTGTTAAAGTGCGCTTTTTGTGCGTCTATTGGTTGTCCAGTAATACCCGGACTGTCGTCTGGGGTTAACCACATAACTGGTTTTAATCCTGAGTTAATTAGTGTTTGTATTTGTGCTTCCCAATCTGCTTGTGGTGAGATTTTGCTTAAATCAAATCCTCCGGCGTTATCGCCGCCATTGCGACTATAAATGTACATATGTGTGTCGCCATTGTTTTTAGCGCCAGCAATATATCCACCTTTGTTAGCGTTTGGGTGCAGGTAGTTAAGTGTCATCCAGCCATTATCTTTCATTAGAAAACTAGCGCGAGAACTGTGAAGAGAGTGGGCCGGGTCATAAGCAAGCGTATTTGCTGTGCTTAATAACATCAATATCGAAACAGCCAAAGCTGTAATATACTTTTTCATATAAAGTCCTCATAGATATACTATAATCATTGATTACTTCATAATTGATGTTTTGTTTAGTTACAGTAATTGTATATTGTATTTATACTATTCGGCCGTTGTTTGTTGTACAACTGTGCCGAATTCACCCCAAGCACCAGGTTCGCCAGAACTAACACAAACCCATCCAACAGGTTTGCCGTCCCCAGGCTCAATATTCCAAACAATTTCGCCGCGTGTATGATAGCCTGAATCAGGCATAATTTTGGAGGATGACATTGTAGTTTGTGCAAATCTAATGTCGCCGTGTACTTCTAATTTAACTGTTGGAGCAATTGTTCCAACACCAACATTACCATTTGTTGTTATAGTTAATTGTGATTGTCTTTCGGACGCTAGTGCATCTGTTCCCAAGTGTAAATTTGTTTTTCTTACTGTACCAATATAACTTTCGCCTTTTTTACCATCTACTATTAATTCTGCACCACCGCTTGTAACAAGATGCAAAGAAGCGACAGGCTCCAAAGTATTAATACCGACACGTTGGTCTAATGTATTAACATGCAATGTTCCATAGCCACCGGTTAAGTCACCCATGACCGTTAATTTTTCTAAATTGCCAACATTACGTAGATTACTATGGACTACGCTTGGGCCTAATTCACTACGTGACAATACTTTGTCTCTGCCCATGTGGATAATATTACCCTTGCCCATATGTAAGTTATCTTCAAATTCACTAGATGAGAAAACATAATGTAAATTTTGTACAGTAAGTTTGCTACTTACGGTCATATTCTTTACATTAATATTTGAAGCATCTATGTCTGTTGTGTAAATACTATCTACACTTAACCCACCGTCGTCGATGTGTAAAATTTGTTGTGTTGCTTCGTCTTTAATACCAGTACTACTAAAGTTAGTAATAGTGCCGCCGTCAATGTAATCACCAGTTAAATCATTACTTTCAAAGTGTAAGTATGTTGCTGTAATTAAGTCTGGGTGTATTAGTGTTTCTAAAGATGCAATGCTTCCCATAATAGTTACCTGGTAATTGAAATAATGTATTGACTCTCGTTACTATACATTGGTTTGTAAATAAGTTTTTTATGCACAACAAAGTTATTCCAACCTAAAGACGCCGTGTGGTAAGCAAGTTGTTTAAAAAACATTGCTTGGCGATTTGATGGACTAAATGCATGTAATTCGTTCGTTGTCTGATTAATAGCATATGTGTAATGGATCCACTTCTTTCTATCGTCTTGATTCCATTTTCTATTTGAGATGAAGATAAACTCTTCGTTATCATTTCTCATATAAAAAGGCTCAGAAAATACTTTGCTATTATACTTAATGTTCTTATAATCCATTAATGTTGTTAATAGTATACCATCTTCTTTTAACAAATCTAACGAATGTCCTAGAGCATTACGCTGTTCATCTTCGCTACCATAAAACGTATAATATTGATCCAATGCTAAGACACAATCATATGCTTCTATTTCGTCCATATGGAATTTCATAGCAAATGCATCTAAAGGCATATCGTATGCAGTAACGCTGACATTAAACTCAGCACATAACGCTGTCGCATATTCGTGTGCGTTTTGGTCACTGGAAACATAACTAACGTCTAATCCATTCGTCGCAAAATCCACCAATGATGGATGCCACTCAAGGCTTATGATACGGTGTGGGTTAATAGAATTTTCTTCAAATGCTTTTTCAATTGTTTCTGTTTTACGATTGATTACTTTTTGAATTTTTTCTTTGTTAATTAAAGTTTTTACTAAACTATAAAAATCTGCCATAATATTTGATCGCCCAAATTATTCTTATATGTATTTATTAAAAAAATGCAGAAAATGTGCTAAGAAGTTAATAGTCCGGAAGAAATAAACTCCAATCCAGCATATCTACCGACATATAGATCATCTGTAGGAGTTTTTTTAAATAGTTTAATTGGTACATTTGTACCTTTGATTGCTACTTCTAATATCTTATCGTTTACACGTAGAACATCGGCGACAGCTTTTTGTTCGTTGTTTGTACAGGTTAGTTCTACTGTTTGCATCAATCTTTGTATTCTTCGCCCATTAAGTAGTCGTGTGCTGTAGCAACATAATCCAATGCTTTTGTAATTTTGGATTGTACCCACTCAGGCATATTCTCATTATCATCTAACATTTGTGATAAGTGATCAGCGTGTAGCATAATTCTTGCTAGTTGATTCTTAGCCATGGCACCTTCGTAGTCTAGTTCAGGATCAGCATATGCATCCATATCATGTCCTTCTTCTACTTCTTTTTCGTCCTTCTTTTTAGGTTTGGCTAATCCCATTGCCTCTGCTTCTTGTGCGTCAAGTTGCTCTTGACGGGTTTCATAACCACCAAACAATCCACCTTCGTTATCGTCATCATCTTTGGACCAAAGACTAAAACCTTCTTCAACGCCAGCCAAATGCCTAATACGACCAAGTTCGTTATCGTCAACTTCAACACTTTCTGATGTTGCTAACATAGCACGTTTTACTGCTGGATGCTCGGATAAGCCAGGAGCAATACCTTCAATTGCTTCTATTGCGGCTGTTAAGTTGCCACCTTTGTAACGTGGATTATTTAAAATACCAAAAGCCATTTTAATTTGTTTTTCTGTAAACTCACTATCTTCTCTTTCATACTCGGATTTACGAAGTGTGCCGCCGTCTGTTTTTTCTTCTGATCTGCTCTTAAGTTTATATTCACTTGCTGGGCGATCATCAAAATCATCAACGCTTACCATCGCTTCCGCTAGTTCGTCATCTTCTTCTAGTGCTTCAAGTTCTTCTAGAGTAAGTTCTTCTTCAATTTCGTCCTCTGCGATAATGTCTGCAGATTTGGGTTTGTTAATAATGTCTAATGTTGTTAAAACGCTTTTCATATCCATGCTAAATTTCCACCATAAGTTAATAATGTAGTATTGTATTTATGTAAATAAGTATTAAATATAGGTATGACCGACATGGAACACAGTATTACACTAACAGAATCAGCAATATCACAGTTGCTAATTATAACAAAAAATCACAACGCAGACGATGTGAGATACTTCTTAGACGGTGGTGGTTGCTCCGGATTGCTCGGCAAATGGGCAGTAGGAACCGGAAAAGAGGATGGTGATTTTACTTTTGCCTTAGGTGAGAGTAAGGAACTACTAGTAGATAGTTTAACTGCGTCCTATATGAAGAATGCCACTATAGATTACACTGGCGATTTTATGCCAGCATTTAAAGTAACTATTCCAGACACTAATTCTTGTGGATGTGGCGAATCTTTCCAAATGCCTGATAATTAAAATTCAACTAGCGACGCACGTTGTTCGGGCTCATCCTTAGTAATTAAATTATAAATCTCTTCCCAGTTCTTTGCTAAGGGAATGTCACCTTTATAATGCCAATTATGCCCGTGTTCAAATATAATACTTTTGAGTCCTAGTTGCTGTCCGACTTCAGCGTTTTTTACCTTGTCTTCAACCCACCAGCATTGTGTATTTTTATATGGTGCTAACGCTTCATCTTTATCAGCACCAGTACCTAAGCAAATAACTTTTGCAAAAGTAGTATCACCATAAAGTTTTGCTAAGTTTCTCTCACGTAATTTACCTGCGTATGGATCTGTACTCAGTGATGTTATAGCATGGAAAACATAACCGTGTTTCTCATGTAGTTTCTTAACATAATAAACCGAATCGCGCAACGGTGGTAAAAAGCCAATCGATGCGCTCTCATTAAAACTTGCCGTAAGTCGTTTGCTTTGTTCTTTTGTAATGCTAAATCTTTTAGCAATGCTATATAACTGCTTGTGTTCTTGTATTGGAGTGTGCCCATGCTTTTCCATCCAAGTGTGGAAGGCAAACTCCCAATCTAACAAAACGCCGTCAACGTCCGTTAGTATTATTTTATTTTTTATCATGTCTTTGTATTGCTTAAATGTTTTTATATTGTACGTGGGTATTGTAGTCACTATTCACTAGAAGGCTTTGCTGTAGTTTTATACCAGCCTGTTCCTTTTAGTATAAAGTTAGACAGTGAGATAATTTTCTTTAATGTTTCTTGATCGCAATGCGGGCAAAATTTTAGCGGTTCGTCGCTCATTTTTTGCATTACTTCTACTTTATGCCCACATGCTTCGTTTTCGCAAACGTATTCGTATGTAGGCATTATTCTTCACCTTTTCCCTCTAATGCATACAGTTCAATGTCTTGAGTAAGTTGTCTCACATCATCTGCTGAGTAAGTATCCTCGCCTCTGTTGTAAGAATCAGTTACCATAATAACTTTTCGTGAAATTTCGATCCACTCCTCAACTCGATCGTTGTCTTTAGTTTCGAGTACGTCTAGTTCCATAGTAATAACAGGGGTATTTTCCCGCGCCATGTGTTCAACAAAAAATTCTGGATCATATAAAACACAATCTGTGTGTCCTTCTTTATCATTTAAATACCAAACTCTATGTGTATTGTTCATGGTTACCTCCAGTTGGTTGAAGTTCTTCTTTGTGTTCTTTTGGGCCGTAAACTATTACAAGACTGTCACATTTAGGACATGACAAATTTGTTTCAATTAGATAACCATACCATTCCATATGTTCATCGCAATCATTATCGCCACCCCAAATTAATTCTGTCTGACAGTGATAACAGTTCATTATGCCATTAACTCTGAATATTGATCAATTGATTGGAAGTCAAACTCATCTGGACGTAACGAATTACCGTACTCAATAACCATTAATTTACACGCCTTGCGTCTGCTTTGATTTTGTAATGAATGAAACTGCCCTGCTGGAATATAAAAATACTGATGTCCATCTAAAACACGTTCTTTAATATTTCCTAATGATTCTTCCCATGCATAATAAGCGGTACATTGTCCGCTCATAACAAACCAAAACTCACTTTTTTTCATATGACGGCCAAGTGCCATTTGGTGGTCTGGTTCTAAACTTACTTCTTTAACTCTACAGTTATCATCTTGATACACTACATTATAGTATCCATAATCAGTATAATTCATACCGAATTTATAGTTTCGAATAAGTTGACTGGATGAATTCTTTTTGTCATCTCCGCCAATACTAAATGCAAATTCAATATCTTTTACTGATTGTTCTGGAACATTATCTTTTCCACGGTCGCCACCGTTTGCAAATATGATAGTGTCATTTGGATAATGCTTTTTAACTTTTTCTAATGCATCAATGGCTGTGTTGTCTGAATCATTAAATGCTAATACGTCATCTACCATTCTCATATTTTTAAGAATAAGAGAACGCTCTTCAAACATCATAAACGATCTGCCTTTCTTACGGCTTAGCCATCTATCACTGTTTAACGCAACAACAAGAGTATCGCCAAGTTTCTTAGCTTCTTGAAGTAATGCTATGTGTCCTTTATGTACCGGATCAAAACCTCCCGATACTACTACGATTGTTGCCATATTATATTTATTTAGATTTTTTATTATTACTACAGTATATTATATTATATAATTTAACTCTTGTCAAGTTAAAGAGTGCTTTTCTAAATTACGCTCGAACTCGCTCAAACGCTTGTAAATAGAGCGTAATTCGGTAATTGTTGTCCAATTATGTAAGAACAACGCAAATCCGCCATGTACTTTTTGGAACGCATTTGAAACTTGAACTACTACTCCAAGCATTACTAAGCCAGTAAACAAACTTGGCCCGACAATAAGATATGGAACAATGACCATTGCTTGATCATACGTAATCATCCAAGTATCAAAATAACCGTAATGTAAGTAAAGCCGTTGATAGTTAAAACGTATTCCTGTAAACAGACTGGCAAGTGTTTCTGGTTGAGCGTAATTTACCTTATCGTCCTCACCAAATACTAAGTCTTTTCTAAACGCGGCTTCAACACGTTGATTATTATACTCTAACCCTGGTAATTTAATACCAACAAACCAAGAAATTATTAATCCTCCAACAGACACTGCTAATGCGACCCAAACTAACGAACCAGGAATGTCGCTAAAGAACGGAATTGATACTGACGAACTTAACGCCCATAATACTGGAATAAATGCAACGAGTGTCATTAACGCTCGCACAACTTGCAATCCCAAACTTTCTACGATTCTAGCAAACCGATTGCAATCTTCTTGAATACGTTGTGATGCACCTTCAATTTCTTCTTCAACATTGCGCCAACGCGGAATGTAGTCAAATGTCATTGCCTCCCGCCAACGAAGTCCGTATATTCGTGTAAACCATCCAGTGAGAACTGCTAAAATTACATATGGAAATGCTAATACAGCAAACGAGGGATCGCCATCGCTAAAATATTGTAAGCCTAGTAATTTTTCATAAAATAAAGAAATGCCTTCACTAGCATTATTTTTATATTCACCAGACTTTTGTAGTAAGTCATAAAAGCCACCATACCATGTGTTTATCGCTACAGTTAATTGCACTTGTAGCCACAACGATATAACTAGCAAGGATCCACCGCCATAAGCCCATGGCGCCCATTTTTTGCTTTTATAAAATGCTTTAATCATGATCAGGCCAGTCTCTATACAATGCATGTTGAATATCGTCCGCTACAAATTGGTTAAACGACTTATGCTTTTTGTCTATCTGGCCTTCGGCTTCATCCAACGTATACTTGTCATGTCGCGCTACTCGATGGAATGCGCTTTCTAATTGCGCCATATCTTTTGTTTCCATCATTATATGCCATTCGGGCAAGTCTTGTATACTTCGAAACCCTAGTTTACACCGTGTAATTCTAAATGATTCTATTTTTCCTTCTTCTTGTAATTGGGACAAAAATTCTTTAATATTATTAGCAAAATCTATGTCGCTAATGTCACCTTCAATATTGGCCCAGATATGATAGATATCCATTATAATACTTAGTCAGATTAAGTTTGCTATAAATATTTTTATGAAAGGAGAAATCGTAGACATAACCAGAATGCGTACAGCAAAAATACAAGAAGAAAAAGAAATTGAAGAACTTCGTAATAGAATTAAAGAACTAAACAACAACAAATTTTGGATTGAAAAGGAAATTCAAATAGCCGAGTTTCTCATTTTTTCACTAGAAAAAGAAATTTCGCCTCAGGCAGTTGTAACTGCATTAATCGAACATGAGTTGAGAGATCTTGACAAAGAATAATATAGCATTTGTACTAGGCAATGGCAATAGTAGACAATCGATATCTTTAGACAGTTTAAAAGAAAATGGAACAATCTATGGATGTAATGCATTATATAGAACATTCTCTCCACACTATCTTATTTCTGTAGATTCTAAAATGGTCCATGAGATAAACAATGCTGGTTACCAACAAAAGCATAGCGTATGGACAAACTATAAAGAAGAATATAAAAATTTAAACGGCTTTAACTATTTTAAAGAAGCAAAAGGCTGGAGTTCCGGACCTACTGCACTTTGGTTAGCAAGTCACCATATGTACGATACTATCTTTATGTTAGGTTTTGACTTTATTGGTCTAGACGGTAATATTAACAATTTGTATGCTGGCACACCCAACTACTTAGATACTGATGCTAGTGAAACATATTATGAAAATTGGATCAATCAAACTTCCACTGTCATTAAAGAAAATCCACAAACAAATTATGTAAGAGTTAAAGACAATAATTTTGTTTCTAAAAAATTATCATCATTTATTAATTATAAAGAGGAATTCATAAATACATTCAGGGAGAGAATGTTTGATGAACCAATCTAGTCGTATATTTCTTATTTACGGCTGTTCTATGTCTAACGAGTCTTGGTGGGCACAGGATGTCATCCGCAATTGGGGGTTCTATTCATCCAACATTATTTTTTACAGACGCACCGATGACATTGACAAGTTCAATGAAAGATTTGAAGAAATGCCAAAAACGTTTCCGATCATTTACACTGTAAACAATGGTAAGGAAGAGTTAATCGGAAACTATGATAATCTTTTAAAATACTTAGCGGCGGGACGACATAAAAAGTGAAGAGCGATCAAACGGCTCTTTTTCTAAACCATATTTGTCTAATATATAATAATATAATTCCAAATATTCCTCAAAGCGAACTATAATATAATCTCTTCCTTTTCCATCTGTAGCCTTACGATAGAAATCCTCAGGCCCTGATGATCCTTTTGATCTGTTAACAGAGGAACATGCTGGAACATGATTCTCACGATCATTGGCAAATTCCTCCCATCGAGATTTTGGTAATCCTAATACACACGCTTCTTTCAAACTTACAACATGATCAATGTCAATACTACAACATTTATCTGTATACCACCCGCGTGTTTCGTCGCTTGGATACGACTTAAATTTAAACTCGTGTCTTGTATTTGAACAATCAAGTTCGCTAGCCAAAGTAGTACCGTATGCTAATAATACTATTAGCGCCGTTACTAATATTATTCCTTTGGTAATAATTTTCATACTAATATTTAGTGGGGGCGACTTTGTTAAGAAGGTGTCGCCCCCGAAACCCCCTACGCGACTGCTAATTAGGCAGCCATTGCGTAATCGTAATAATCGTCATTTGCAATTATATAGTTTGCTGTTTTTTAACATGGAACTGCTCCCATGTGTCGTCCATTTATCCTCTTCACCCTGTCGAATGCCATGACACCCCCGTAAAAATTTGGTGGAGGTGGCGGGAGTCGAACCCGCGTCCAGAATGCGTACTTTCAACTTCATACGACAATATCATAAATCTTCATTAACCCTAAAGCCACCAACTGGCTTACTTTTATTTTCTCGCACCCAATTAAAATATTCATCAGATACAATTCCTATATACAAACTAGTTCTCACTTCATTGGACGACATCACAGCGTGTGGCAATGGTTCTTTTAAACTATTTCTTAACATATAACCTTTATTTTTTCCATATGTTATGGTTTTTCCAGAGCCACGGCTGATCAATTGTTCACCACTATAAATGTCATATTTGCCTGGCATATCAGTGTTAGTAATATGCCCGTCGTGCCAGCCAGGAAGTGAAGGCGATAGTGTGTTAGACACCTCGTTATATACACTAGTGTCAAACCAAACAGACCCATAGCATGCATTATCATCTAAATATACTTGTATAGCTTTATAAACCAGTTTATAAGGATCTATATGTAATGGTAAAGAAAATAATTTTTTTTGATAAGTTCCTGGATCTCGATTTTGGTCTTTCCACAATATTGCAATAGATATATAATCTTCTGATTCAATTATTCTATTTTTTTTAAAAAAATCTTGAATTTTATTTTTTATAGGAAAATCAAATATATCAAATTCTAATCGTCCCACTGGTGGCGATTGCTTCCAATCTATATCTGAAGTTAATATAACTAAAATTTCATTTAATATATCTTGCGGATAAAAATCTTCTAACTCATCTAACCCATTAAATACATTACGTGTTATACCCATGGTAATTGTAATCTATTTTAATTTCTTTTCTTCGTACCAAACGTGCTTTCTTACTACCGGATCATACTTCCTTAAACGAAGTTTTTCAGATCGCCTGTTTCTTGTTTTTGTGTAATAATGACCAGTGCCTGCTGTAGACACTAATTTTACTATTGTGATTGATTTGCTAGTTGGGTAAGACATTAATATTGATCCGTTTTATTGTTTGCGAATGCATGATTAGAAATAACGTGTTCTTTTGCTTCTTTATCACTGATCACTGGTAATTCTAAACTTGAATACTGTGTGCAACCGACGTTATACCAACGTGATGAAGTTTGCGTTGTGTCAAAGTGTGGAACTTGTGTACCATTATATATGTAAGTACATGACTCATTGAGTATTTGTTTTTCTTCTACCTCTGATTCTCTTAACTGCACACAAAAAGCATAAAAAGATTCTGCTTTTTCTACATCGCCTCCTGCAAGTTTAAGACACTCTAATTTGAGAGTTGAGTTGTCCATATTTAAATCCTATTTTGTCTCGTCTTCCCAAATTTTCCAAGCACCATATGCTACAGCGGCCCATGCGGCCCATTTAATTAGTGGGGCGAAAAGTAGAACTACGACACCAACACCAACTAGGAATGTGCCATCCCATGTTGAACGTTCTGACCATTTGGCTTTAAGCCATGCGATTGTTGCATCAAACATAATAAATCTCCTATTAATATATTATTAATATATTATTTATCTGCTTCTATTTTAACCTGCAATGGATAATTATTATTACGTGCTAAGACAGTAACCTCTATTCCGTGCTGTTCCGCAATTTCATAAGGTAGAATTGCCACAATAGCAGAGCCTTCTGAATCTACTTTATGCGTTAGTTCTTGTGATTCCTCTAATGTGTGTTTAAACGTAGTCATTAGAATATTGATAACAAAGTCCATTGGAGTAACGTCGTCATCTATAAAGATAACTTTGTACAATGGGGGTTCTTTTAAATCAAGTTGTTTTTCAACCTTAACTGCGACATCAGTCATTCGTAATCCTTTTTTGTTTTATCTGTTAATTGCCTTAAACGATATGTTTTATATGCACCTTTATTTGACTCACCACCTTCTGATCTCTTAAACTCTTTAAAAAATTCAATAACAAGAGGATTACCCTTTTGCTTTGCTTCTTTACCACGCTTTACTTCTTCTTGTATTTGTCTTGAATATGGTATTTTATACAATCGAGTTCTTGGTTCTCCTACATGCTGAACCCATAATTCTATAGTTTCTCCAGCACGGAATCCGTCATGTAATATAACTTTTCCAGCAGGATATGCGGGATGTGCGTATCCTAGAATGTTATTTAACTTTACTATTGTACTATAGAATAAGAAAAAAATCAATGGTATTGTTAAAAATTTTATATAAAATTTTACTGGCGTTCTCAACAACGTATACAGCACTAATATTGATAGAATAACCATTGCTCCGAGTTGGAAACTAAACTCGTATATAATGTCATACCAATCCGAAAACTCAATTGCCTGGCCAGTATACTGGCTAAAATCTATTATTTCTTTTTTCTTTTCTGACATAAATTAGGTACCATCCCAGTCCCATAATTGTGGCAAATAATCATCATCACTTTGTTCATTGCCTACTTCACTAGTCGATTGCTGGTCAGCCGACTGTATACTATTAATCGCACTCTGGTGATCCGGCATCCACATACCACCTTGTTGATATACAAATGGTGTTTGTATCGTGTTAATATTTGTAATACTATACGCAGGACCGTCATTACCATCACTAGTTACATGTCGACTTGGTTCATCTATTCGCGTAACTGTAAAGTTAAAGGCTGTGGCTTCTTGTCCAGGCTCGAGTAAACTAAGTTTAGATATGGTTATTTCTTTAAAAGGATTAACTCTTATTAAATCTACTGTCACTGGTATTGGTCCGAGCGGATTAACATCATTCTCGTGGAGATTTGAATCACCTGTTACCGTTGATCTTCCTCTTGCGGCGTAGTAGTGTATGGAAACATTCCATTCTCCAGGAATCCATCCACGTATAGTGGCAACTTCACGATTTTCGTCTGTTGCAACTGTTGTACCGTCAGCAAGTAACATAGTATCATTTGCCGCGCCCAAGTCATCTCTATCTAAGTGCATTAGTCCTTTAGACTTTCCTTTAAAACTGATAACGTTTCCTTCTGGATCTCGCACCCACAAGTCAATATCGCTATAGTTTCCTTTTTCCCAAGTCAATGTAATAATGAGTTCAGCCTTAGGATCAATTTTTTTATTCGTAGGAACAGGAGGCTGTATTAACAAAAATGAGATAACAAATAAGAATACAAATCCTACTAATGTATTAAAAAGTAAGTCTGTAAATCCTATACCTGATGCGTTACGCCTTTCTGTGGTCATATTCTAAATTTACCAATTGTAGTTTTGAAAGTAGAGAGCATGACAGACCTACTAGAGTAGTAGTTAACGCTGTGCTCATGCCAGCAGCCATATCTCGAATTACTTCTTTTGCGTCCCCAATGTTTGATAAATCTAGATCACCGAACGCACCGCCGAGCATTAGGATGAATCCAGTTACTGTGCCAATTAGTCCTAATGATACCATTGAGTCTGCAAAGAACCAAGATACTTCTATTGTTCTAAAATTAAGTGGTTTACTTTTGTATATCTTATAAGTTTGACTGCCAATATGAATTGTTAGTCCAACAAATAATACTAATATTGCAAAACTAATCTTTGTTTGGTCTAAGTACCAGAGTGCTGACCACATATTAAAATATTGTAAAATTGCACCACTACATGCCATGGTACACGCTAGTAACCACCACTTTAAAAGACTGTTGGATTTCATTATTATATTTAGTAAAAAGTTTATAATTATAAATAAATTGATGCAGGACAGAAAATTCTTTTGTATAGAACCATTCGTAAGTCTTTCTATAGTTAAAGAAGATCATATTTTTCCATGTTGCTTACACGAAGGCCAGAAAAGCACACAAAAAGATGATCTTTGGAACGATCCCTACTTAAAAAATATACGTGAAAAAATTCTTAGTGACGAAATACCTAACGAGTGCCAAGCGTGTGTCGAGCAAGAAAAGTTTGGAAGATTAAGCAGACGACAGCACTCTAATAAGGTGTGGTTAGACGAGCATGGAAATTTTGAAGATGCTATAGAAAATGATGCTCCATACAAGTTAGACTTTTGGACTGGAAATTTATGTAACTTAGCCTGTAGCACTTGCACTTATACAAATAGTTCAACATGGTTCTCACTTCTTAAAAAAGCAAGCAAGGCTGGCAACGTTGATCTTCGCTATAAAGGAAACTACGTAAGCAATCTTGATTATAATTTTGAGTTTAAAAAAGAAGACATACCCGACATAGATTTTAAGAACATGGAGAGTATTCACTTCAACGGAGGAGAACCACTGTTGACTGATTCTCATTTTAAAATATTAAATTTAATTCCAAAAGAAAGAAGAAAAGACGTATATGTAATCTACAACACCAACGGAACAGTAAGAATAGATTTAGAAGATGAAAAGTGGAGCATTTTTAAAGAGTTTAGAAGTGTTGATATGACATTTAGTTTAGACGGCATAGAAGAAATGTTTGAGTTTATACGTTGGCCTGCTAAGTGGGAGGAAGTTCAAAGCAACATCGATTTATGGGCAGAGTATTGCTACAGCGAATACGATAATTGCTTCTTTCAGATGAGTGTTAATATGGTAAAAACACCACATAACTTTAAAGTATTTGATGATGCAGTCAAGTATGTCACTGATCGTTGGTTTACCAAACTCGTAGCATTGCGAAAGTCAAACTTAAACGAATATGTGTTTACAACAAATGATCATTCATTTATGGGATGGACAGACGAACAGTTCGAAGAATACACAAAAACCGAAGAGTTTGATTTACAAACAAAAAATCTACTAATACTTAGAAATCAAGATAAATAATATTTGACATATTAAAGCAAAGATGCTATAATATGTAATATAAGTGCTCAATTGGGAGGCTTATAAAATTTACTCGCTTAACATAAGGAGAAACTTAAAATGACAGAGTATAGAATCACATCTGGGAATCTGATCCCAACACTTAACCGACACATGGTAGGCTTTGATCGTCTATTTGGCGATATGGACAGACTGTTCACAAGAGCAAACCAACAACCATCTTATCCGCCTTACAACATTGAGAAAATCAGCGATTCGGAATATTTAATTACTATTGCCGTCGCTGGCTTTAGCAAAGGTGATATCAAAGTAACTGTTGACAATGGTGTCCTAAATGTCTTTGGACATAAAGAGGATTCCAGCCAACAAACATGGATACACCAAGGCATCGCAAACCGCGATTTTCAACGCACATGGAACCTCGCTGAATTTGTTGAAGTAACTTCAGCAGAGTGTAAAAACGGTATGCTTGAAATTCGTTTGGTCCAAGAAGTTCCTGAAACCGCTAAACCTAAAGAGATTGAGATTAAATTTTAATCTTAGTAAGGGAGGAGATGGAAGTGGGGGCAAAATGCCCCCATTTTCATAGCAAATTTTGTATTTTAGTTGTTCGAATGCACAAAGACGATTAAAAGCCCTTTAAAATCAAGCACTTAGGCGCACTTTTTTCGTGACTTTCTCCCCAAAACCTGTATAATATTATATATAGGGTAAAGAAACAAAGGAAAGAATATGAAAGCAGACGAAATTATGGACGAGATTTGGATTGAAGGCGGATACACTGTTCGCTGGAAATCAAACGACAAGGTTCCGCCTAAAGAGTGTATGGATAAACTCCTCGAAGCGAACTTGATTACAGACACGACCTACAACTGGTCTGCTCGCACTCGTGACAACGAGATGGAAAAATTTATCTCAGAGTATGTTGCGTGGCGTTCTTCAACACCGTATACCGAAGAGGAACTAGTTGAGATTCGCGCCAACTTAGGCGAGGATGCGGTTGATGTTTTCACAGGGCAAAAAATTGGAATTCAGTTATGAGCAAGAGCATAAAGCAGGAAAAACAAACACGGAATGTCATTAGTGCAATGAAGGTGCTGAAAAAACGTGCAGAGTTTTATGGTACGACTACAGAACAACTGTCACAATGGATAGACAATGGCCTTGATGAAGCAAATAACGTTTTACAGGCGCATCGGATTGTAACCCTCGATCAAAACACGAGACTTTAGTATAATCTATTTCTACTTGGTGTGCGCTCTGCTTGTTCTCTTAAATGGCGTTTACGGGCAACGTCTCTGGCCCTTTTACGGACAATACTAGGTTTTTCGTAATACTCTTTAGACTTTAATGTTTGTAATTTACCATCATTGTCTATCTTCTTTTTAAGTTTGCGTAATGCTTTCTCAGCATTTCCGTCATTAACCCAAACTTTAAGTCCAGTAACTCGTACTGTGGCATTCTTTTGTTTCTTTTTGTGCCAAGGTTTTTTATCCTTGTCCCATCTAGTATTTTTGTTATTCCATTCTTTTGCCATTATTCCTCCAAGTATGTGAGTGGCTCTAATATATTCTTTATTCTATTTCTATTTAACGCAACGTATTGCTCTGCGACACTATCATCACAAAAGTAATAACAGTTATTTTTATTTAACATCCATCCGAAAACGTGAGCAATAATATGGTTGTATCTTAAATCAATTATTACAATATCTGACTGCTGTACGTTGTCAAGTAACCATGAAACATCATCGTGTGCTACTGGATCATAGATAGATAAACTAACATCCAGGTCTATATGTTTTAAAGTATTTAAAAGGGTTCCCTGATCCTCTAAACCACAGGCCGCTAGTAATACGTTTACTGCCGATCCGTAATATTTGTCAGGGGGAGTTATGAGAGTTATTGTGTTATTCGCCGAGGACATCTCTTCTGCTTAAATGTGTTTGTAAGTATTCTTGTTCTTCTTGTGTAAATTCTGTAACACTTACTCCTTTATTTACTCGCGCTATTAAATCATCTATCTGTTTTTGACTTAATTTTTTCTGATCACTAGATTTTTTTAATTGTTTTTTAAGTTTAGTAATTTCTTTCTCTAACTTTTTAATCTTTCTAGTATCTTCTTTATGTACTACAAAAGGTTTGCCTTCTAATTGTTCTTTTTCAACTACTTTCTTCTCTACAATTTTCTCTACAATAACTTCGACAGGAACTTCTTTAATCACTTCCTTTTCAACTATTACCTCTACTGGCACTTCCTTTTCAACTTCTACAATTTTCTCTACAATTTTTTCTACTTCAACAGGAACTTCCTTGATTACTTCTACTTCTTTTTCTACAATAACTTCGACAGGAACTTTTTTCTCAACAATCTTTTCTACTATTACTTCAACAGGAACTTCCTTAATTACTTCCTTTTCAACTACTTTAGGTTGGCTAGTCTTTTTTTTTAAAACGTCAGGTTGTGGTTCATATGAACCAAATTTAATTCCATTTTTGGAACGAAAACGTTTTAGCGTCATATTGCCAGCAATAACAAGTAAAACCGCTAGCGGGTCAAATACAAATATAATAACAATAATAACCCATCTTACGGCATCTTCTAACATATTAGCAGTTATATCATTACCGTAAATCACACCAGCAATGTACTTAATTGGCCCAACTTCTGCTTCTAAGTCTCTTACTTCACTTGCTAATACAAAACGTTCCTCTTTAAGAGTATCTATTTGTGTATAGTATGTCTCTATCTCTGCTTCAAGTTCTTTTACTTTGCCTTCTGTTTCGCCTGCTTTAATACCAACTTGATCTTGTAGGTCGCTAATCTCATTATTAGCAGAATTAATAACTTCTTGTGTTTCTTTACGCAGTTCTTCAATCTTGTCTTGGTATGGCTTAATGTTTTTATTAAACTCTACTCTTAATACCGTTATTTGTGTTTGTACATCATTAGATACCGCAATTTCATCTCTACGTAGTTCGTTAATCTCTTCTTCAATCTTTCTAATCTGTGCGGCTAGTTCGTTGCGTTTATCTTGTTGCTGTTCGCGTAGTTCTCTACCTTTAGCAATCCAGTCTGTGCCTTGTCCGCCAAATACACCTTTATCGACACCCTTGTCTGTGTATGCTTTTACATCGGCATCAAGTTGTGCTATTACTTGGTTTACACGTTCAATAGCCTGTTGCTTTACTACAACATCGTCTTTAACACGATTTTGTGCCGCTTCAATACGCTGTTCTTCTATAGCAATACTTTTGTCTAATTGGTTTTGTAGTGCTGTTATTTGTGCTTCTTGTTGTGCTATAGAACTGCTAACTCTGTCCCAAGCACCATCACGCATTTGTTCTTGCTGTTCAATTGCTTTTGCTAAGTTTGTATTTGCTTGACCCGTCTCTGTGCTTTCTAGTCTAGCAATCTTTTCCTTAATAACATTTACTCTACCAGTAAAACGATTAATTTTTTCGTCAATACGTTCTACCTGTGCTTGTGCTTGCGATGTTCCGCTTGTTTGTTCTACGTGTGCTTTGGATAAGAATCCAAAAATACCCATAGAGGTAATAAACATTAGTACAATAACAGCAATGGTAAGATAATACTTTAGAAACTTTGGAATGTCTTTCCAGAACTGGTAGAGCCACGAGGCAGTTACTAACTTACCTACTTCAAGCACCGCACCCATAATTGCAATGGGTATAGCCGCGGCGGCAAATATAGCCATCAAACCAATGATGCTATAATATGCGGCAACGGCACTGATAGACAGTGCCGTCATTAATACAAATAAACCTAGTCCCATATATTACTAGTATTTATCTTATTTTTTAAGGGCATTTTATATCTAGCCATATAGATAACCAGATTCTTTCACTTAGTTTTGAATCAAAGTCTCCACTACAATGTAACAAAGTTATTGGCCAGCAGCTGGCAGTTCCTGGTCTCCAATTAAAAATTTTTTTGATGGAAAGTTTCTTTAACAATCCCGAAGAAACATGACTTAACAATTTTATTTCGAAGTCTGTAAATTCAGTATTAATTTTTGGCAAGTGGCAATATTCCTGAGAAGAACCCATCGGCGTGACTGATGCTTCGTTGAACACAACAGTATACATATCAACTTGATAGCTAAGCGGTATTAACGTAGAGTAATATGGATAATTATCATTATCTTTAAGATTATATTTATTTCTTAAACCAATGCTAAAGTCTGAATGAACTCTCAATGGACTTTTTCTGGACTCAATGAAAGATGCGCGTACGCCAACATCTCCAAATCTTTCCTTAAGCCTGTCAATAATAAAATAAAAGGGTGTTTCTTCTATAGAAAAAACAACAGAGTCGGTACCAAAACAATAATAATAATTTAAAAGAGCAGTTATTTCCAAGGGTGTTATTATATTTGGTATTTCAAATAAAGATTTATGTGTCATCCTCAATATTTATGCTATTGCTTATGCTAGCTGCAGCCAGCATAAGCAATATTTATACTATTTTTTAAGGGTTTTTACTATTTCTCGTAATTACTATTATTATACATTTCCATTGCACGAATAAAGCGTGTCATACCAATACCACCACCTACTCTTGGAAAGAAGTCCATTGCTAAAAAGTCATCTAACTCTTTCTCAACTCTTTCTTTACTAAAAGTGTTAAACAATATATCAGCATATCCGCCATCACTAATAGTATAGAACATGTCTCGCATTTGTTCTTTGTCTGTAGCACGTTCTGCAGAGCCAATAGTTTCTTGTCCAGCAATAATAACATCAATCTTTGCCGCAGTTTCACCGTCATCATTTTGTTTCATGTTCCAAAACGGACTTGTATAGTTTGGAAAGTTTTTAATCATTGCTACGCGACCATTCCAGTTTTGGCACATTATTTCTTCGTGTTCGTGCTCTAGTTCTTTGACGCCGTAAATGTCGCACCATTCTAAGTAATCTTTACATACTATTTTGCTACCTTCGGACCACATTAAGTAATCCATAAGTTCGCGTTCCATCTTCTCTAAATCTAAAATAGTTCCTGGAAACTCAAATTCAAACATTGGGAATATTAGTTCATGTCTGCCTGCTACTGGGTTTGGCTCCTGTCTATAGGATGTGGAAACACAAAAAAACCCCGGGACATCAGGGCGTGTTAGTAATTCATGTTCAAGCCACATTTGGCCTGTTTGTGGCAAGGGCCATTTCTGTCCTGCATAATCGTATGTTGCTATTGTTGTAGGATCTTCGCATGCCGCTAGTATGCTTAATCTGTTTTGTGTATGTACTTCTAAAAATCCTTTATCCATAAAAAAAGACCTTAAAAGGCCTGTTGCTTGTGTAAAGTGTAATGGGTTGATGAGTTGTGTCATTGTTTTCTCCGTTCAAATTTTTTTAGGCCGGTTGCCTAAACTGTTTCTATTTATATAAATACTATAAATGGGCGTTAGAAACGAAAACAGTACCTCGTATGTACACATTGATGAACCTAATGTATTAAACATACACAAGGCTATGGAGTATGACTCTGCGGGTCAGCCTATCCTACGAACAACTGCTAGTACATTTGAAGGTAGCATTAATATTAGTAATGGTAGTTTAACTGGTGTTTCTTACGTTGAGAAGTTTGGGCGTAACGACTCATTAACAGCAAACATCGAGACAGTTTGGGATGGTTCGGCAATATACACTTACCTTTCGTCAGACAGTAACATATATGTTACTAGTAGTGATGGCGATGACAACCCAGCAGGCAATGGTGCTAGAACTGTAGAAGTACAAGGGTTGGATGCTAGTTACAATGTAGTTACTGAAGAAATTAATGTTGATGATAGTGCTAGTACTGCTTCCTTTATTAGAGTGTTTCGTGCTTTAGTAAAAACAGCCGGTTCAACAGGTTCAGCAGAAGGAACTATTAGTATTAGAAGTGCTAGTGGCGGTGGAGGTACATTGTTAGCGCAAATTGGTAAGGTAGGCACAGGCGGTGGTGCTAGTTTGGGTCAAACGTTTATGGCTATCTATACTATTCCTGCAGACAAAACAGGTTACTTAACACAATGGACAGTCGGCGCAGGTGGACAGAACGCAGACACAACAGCACTACTGGTTGCAAGACCTTTTGGCGGTGCATTTAACTCAAAAGATATTGTTATTAGTGCAGGCTCACAATATTCTAAGGATTACAACGTTCCTTTAATGTTTACACAAAAGACAGATATTGAAGTTAGGGCCTTTAGTAGTTCTAATGGAAACGATATAAGCAGTACTTTTAATATAATACTTGTTGATAACACTTAATATAGGGTAAATATAATTATGGCAGCGAACAATATATCTACATTGGCAACTAAGCAATTAAAGCAAGAAGCAAAACTTGCTATTGCTGAAGCAAAGCGACAAGGCAAAGTTGTTGCGGTAGACGGTACTATTACGGGTGCAGTAGATCCTACGAAGCCATATTACAGAGTACTAAACACTTTAGATATTAATTTATTGCCTACAAAATATAGTGGTAACTTAATCGTTGACAACGCCGGTGCTCTACAACCAGGTCGTCCTTGGACTTAATATTCGTCTTCAAATTCCGGAGGATTGTCTTTATCATAAGCATATGAACGACTATGCTTTTCTAACTTATCAACTGTTTTACCAGCGTATTCTTTATGTAGTCCAAGTTCTCTAACTCTGTCTGCTACTGCTTTGGCAACAGCAACTTGGTTTTTTGTTGGTGGGTTTGTTTTTGCGTTAGATGACAGAAAACTTGTTAATAGATTAGAAGCATCATCATCTAATTGACCTGCCACATCTCTTAAAATATGTATTAACAAAGCACTTGTGCCCGCTTCTTTGGAAATTAAGTTTGTACTACTACCTGCTTTTAAATCAGCAGTTTTAATTCTAGCAACAATATCAGCAATATTGCGTCCTGCTACATTTTGCTTTGCTTCGTAATCAGGAATAGACATACCATTCTGTTGAGTAAACATGTTGTTTACTTCTGTTGCTTGTTTGTTTAACTCGTCTGCTTTTTCTTGTTTGCCTCTTTCTTCAAGATCGCCTGCTTGGTCAATTAACTTATTAAAAAGTTTGATGGCGCGTTTAATGCTAGCTTGCTTCGCTTTTTCAGCAGCTTTAGTTTCACTTAGTATATCTGTAACTTTCATTTTACTTATTTCTATTATCCATTGTATCTGCTGATGGCGTTTTGCCAGGTTGTATTCCTTTTACTTTTGCAGGCTTTGCTGATGGTGTATTACTTGTAACTTTTTTTCCAGCGGCATCCACACTCCATTTATATATCTCTGGATCAAACTCTTGATCCTCATGATCTGATTTTCCAGGGTTCATGTCAATCTCGTCGTTTCCTTTTTTTGGACTGCCATAAGGATTCTTTTTTGGTGCTATATTACTACCAACTGGCGCCTTTGATGTTTTAGGCGTCATCGGATCTTCTGTTAGTATGTCTGCAATTTTCATTTTACTTATTTCTATTATCCATTGTATCTGCTGATGGCGTTTTGCCAGGTTGTATTCCAATCTTCTTTGCAGGTTTTGCTACTGCTGTAGGTTTTGATTGGTCAAACTTAGCAGACGCTTGAGGGTTTGTTGCGGCGCCTGACATATTTGTTGTTGAAGCAATATTAGCGCGGGGTTTATTTGAACCAAATTCGCCGGCGGCACTAGGAGTTTGTCCTGCCTTGGCACCAGGGTTAACTATAGCTGATTTCTTTGTTTTTGCTACTGGTGTACCAGCAAACTCACCTGCATCCATTGGTGTTGGTGCTTTCTTTGTTTTTGCTACTGGTGTACCAGCAAACTCACCTGCATCCATTGGTGTTGGTGCTTTCTTTGTTTTTGCTACTGCTGTTGGTTTTGCTACTGGCATACGATCAGCGCCACCTCCTCTTGGTGCAGGAGCGGCCTTTAGTTTTGCTACTGCTTTGCTTACATCAGCGCCCTTGCCACCAAATGCATCTAAGCCAACTGTATTTCTTCTCGCCGCGGCCGCGCGGAATTTATCTGCTATTGGATCTGAGGTGAACTTACCTTTAAGCCAATCTAAAAACGAAGCCTCAGATAAAAGGCTATCATTTTCTAATAAAATATCTTTAATTTTCATAATTGTGAAATCCTGTAAAAACGTTTTATATATTTATGCTAATTAGCACAATTTTAATATTAAAATTCTTCGAAACCTGGTGGGGATATTCTATTAGTGCCTGAAACTCCTACCGTATCCTGTAATGCTTTCTCAAACACTGCTGAGTCTCCTAACGATTTAGTTGCGCCACTAAGCATGTTTTCTAATGAACTTTTAAATTCATTGTCCTGCATTTTAGATGCTAATGATGAAGCAAAGCCTGTCAATGCTTGAACATTTTCTATAACCTTAGGTGCATCTGTTAAAGGTAAACTCATTTTTGCCCAAGCATCTTTTTCTTTTTGCATAATTGCGGCCACTTTTGCGGCTGCCGCGTCTGCGGCATTGCTATCTGGAGCATCTGGTAAAAGTCTAGAAAGAACAGCATTTAAACTTAACTGACTAGAAGCATTGTCTGGAATAGGCGTAGGGTCTGCACCAATACCTTCAATAGTTCCGCCGTCACTGCTTGCTGTAACATCTGTCCAATCTCCATAACATGCATTCTTAATCATTTCATAAACTTCAGTATTTCCAGAGAGTGCATCTTGATATTCTTTTAACGCTTGTTCAAACTCGCTTGGCTCTTCAGTTCTATTACCAAATTCATCATAGGTAACTGTAGGACCCATTACTGATCCCATCATGTCTTTAAAAGTCATAGCACCATTTTCTCCACTGCCGCCGCCGAATTGATCTGTTAAACTAGTTACTGCCGCCGAACTTACTTTAGTTCCTCCGGAAGGCGCGTCGCCTTGACCAGGAACCCACGCATTAATGCTTAAACCACCTAATGCATTGCTAAGTTCTCCAATACCCTCATTAGCAAGTGCGCCAAAATTTCCAGCAAAGTCTTTTACATAATTAGAATATTCGTCAGTGCTAATTGCGCCAGCAGATGAAATTGCCTTGTCTAAAAAGTCTGCTCCTGTGCTACCCGAACCGGCGCATCCTAATGCATTTTTCATTTCAGCAATAGCAGTAGGGTCGGTTACACTGGATAATAAATTTTGTGCTTCTGTATCTGTAAAGTCTGTTAAATCTAATGTGCCTAATGTTTCCATGGCAGTATTTCTAATGCCAGGAAGGCCTTGAACTGATTCCAATAGTGCTGTTGCTCCTTCTTCTAAAGGAATATTTCCTAATGTTTTCAGTGTATCAGCCGCGCCAGTAAACGTTGCGCCAGTTATTCCTCCTGACGCCATTGGTGCAAATTGTCCTGCTACTTTTGCTAAACCAGAAATATTTTCAGAAGCGCCAGTTACAGCATTATGCATTGCTTTCTTTGATTGGCTAACTGCTGATTCAATTTGCCCAAAGTTTTCTGCAAATTTAGACAAATCTGTGGGCAATATAGTTTTCATATGGCCTTCAATAGCGTCAACAAACGCGCCATCACCCCATTCAGTTTGTAATGATACGGGAGTATTACCTGTTGAAGAACCTAAGTTTCCTATTTCTTCAACAAATATAGATGAAATGCCAAATATGCCACTTTCGTTAGCCGCAGAATATGCATTATTAGCTGCTCCGACCATTTCTTGAGCAACTGCTATTTTACTTTTAATACCATCTATTAAATTTTGAGTAGTAACTGGTATTTGAATTCCAGTACCTTTTAATAATTCCGCTAGTGCCTCTGTTTCTAAACAGCGATCACCGGTCGCGCAATCTTTTTCAGCCATTTAATTAATCTCCTATCACAACGTCTGGACTACCTACGGATCTTGGGTGTCCGCACGTATCTATGTCTACATCTGTTCTAAGCGCAGGCTTGCCTTCTATAATAACCGATTTACAAGTAGAAACGGTTAAAGCATTGCAATGTGTACCTGGAATAGGGCAGGGAGCGTGTGGTGATACACTCATATCGGGTATACCGGCTGGTAACCCGTTAATTAAGACAGACTTTGCTCCATTTGTCGCAATGCCGCCTGCTGTATTAGGATCGTATTCTCTTTGTGCTTTGTATGACATATAGTTATTTATAACGTATTATAATAACTATTTATTATCCCATACTAATACCAGTCGTTCCTTGAATATATTGATCTGCCATTGGTTTAACTGTTTTACCAATAACCATACAATGTTTTTGATCCAATTTAATGGTACTATCTAAATCCATAGTAAACATAAATTGTGCGATTCCTACACCTTGTGGTCCCATTTGTAAGGACATTGGCTTTTCTAAAACAACATGAGTTCCTATATGTTCTACATATCTACCAATAATTTCTTCACCAGATGTTAGTTTAATTGAGATAACATCATTCTTTTTGTAATCGAGTTCTAATAACATTTTATATCCTAAGTAACGAGTTGATCGAGAGGTTGTTTAATTAAACCTTGAAACCCACCTTCGATCAACATGTTGTCTTTGTAAATTTGGGGGACAGTTCTAAAACCTTGCTTAATTATCCACTGCTTTGCTTCTTCATTTGTATCTAAATTAACTTCTTTATATTCAATATTGTGTTCTTCTAAATACTGTTTTGCACTAGTACAATATCCACATGTATCTTTACTATATACAGTAATCACTTATTCTGTTCTCCTAAATAATCTCGCATCCACCTGCCGCGCATGCTAGTTCTTGTGAACTGGTTGTCATATCTTGTTCTTCATATTCACTTAGCAATGCCCAGTTAACATCCTTTGGCATTTTTGTTAATAGTTCTTTATATTCTTCTTCTGTGCAGTCTTGATATGGTGCTTGTCTATAAGTATGGTCGCTGAATGGTAAGAACGACACTCCTGACATCATATCAAAGTTGTTGTACACCCACGCGCCAACTTCCATCCATTCATTTTCTTTAACACTGATTGTTACTGATGGCTTGTGTTCGCACCAGTTTTCTTGGTATACTTTCCATAACTCTAGTTGCTCAATAGCACTCATGTCCTTACGATATACCCCATGCTTTGGTCCTTTAACTGGAAATGAGAATACATACGTGTGGTCTGGTTTTGTCACATCATCCTCTGCCGGAAAGCCTGCTTCTAGCATCATCTTCGCTAATGGATCTTTCTTATCAGCACGAATAGTTCTAATATAATAAGGATTGTGTCTTGCGTGAATACCACTTGCGCTGTCAACTAGTTGACTAACTGTGCCACTTGGTTTAACGCATGTAATAGCAACTGATTGAGCAATACCTAACTTTGAAGCAATCTCTTTGTTTGTTGCGACTGCAACGTCTTTTAGTTTTACTAAAAGTTCTTCTAATCCTTTCTTTTTTCCGTTAGTAAGAGAATTATCCATAATGCCAGTCAATGACACGCCTAATAGCCTTTCTTCCTGGCAGTTATTTTGCCAACGCTTATTTAAGTATTTAAAATTAGTTAATGTCGATTGGAATGTTCCTAAGATTGTAGCATTAATAACTTTGTTTGTTAGCGTTTCTAATGTATCCTCTGGACGAACTACTACTTCAGATAGATTACAAAATTCTTCCGAACGCAAGATAATTTCACTGCAAGGATTGGTGCCAAAGTCATAATCTGGATCTCTACGCCCACTTGCGGCCGCAACCGATTGTGCGGCTGCTCTATTAAAGATACCGCGCTCTCCTGATTTGGAATCATACAGTGCCTTCCATTCTTCCATAAAAATGCCAACGTCTGGCTTTTCTGTGTAGCAAGCAGAGTTGTTTGCTAACGCACGTTGAGTTTGTGTTTCCCACCATTGGCCTGCTTTCGCATGTCTCATTCTATCATCACTTAGATTGGATAGTGAGATAAGTGCCGATCGGCGAACACCGCCAACTACGACAATCTCAGCAATCTTACATGTAATGTCATGACATTCCAAAGATGACAATTTGCGACCAGCGGCGCCTTTAAAAATACCTACGCAAAAATGAAACAAATCTTCCAGTGGGCCAGGACCTGATGCTCTACCGCCAAATGTTTTTAGTGGTGCGCCAGCTGGGCGAACCTTAGACAAGTCCCAACGAGGAATTTGCCCACCATATAACAAATGGACAAGTTCTTTAAGTGCCTTTGCCCAACCTAATTTTGAGTCTGCTACAACAATTGTTGTTTCAGTTTCATGGAAGTCATCAGCAATGCGTGGCATTTCATTAACCATTTGTCTTTCAACGCTAAACCCAACGCCAGTGCCGTTCATTAAAATATATAAAATCTCATCAAATGCTCTTGGTGTTTCAATGGCAACGAAAGAGCAGTTATATCCTGCGATATTTTCTCTACGTAATGCTTCACCTGCCGTCATAAGACAACGCATTGATGGCATTACTTCTAAGTTTAAAACTGAATCAGTTAATTGTGTTTTTAAACCTGCTGGAATTTTATACCCGCATTGTTCTTCTAAATGCTGTTGGAAAAAGTCAAAATATCTATTAACTGTTTCCTCCCATGTTTCTCTACGTTTAACATCATATCTGTAACGAGAGTATCTTGATAAGTGAATGTACTGCTGATATAGGGTGGGTAATTGGTGTGTTGTCATTATTGATTCCTTTAAACTGTTCTAACATTATACTACAAAAGTGACAGGATGTCACGGTTTTTTTATTAATAATGTATATATCGCGATTGCGAAGTTAAATGTATTTAAATGGTTGGTAAGAAAATTATGTAAGTAGTTAAACTATTTTCTTGGTGCTTTGAAAGCAGATTAATTTAGGTATTCTATATAATATGTCATACTTGCTGATGAACCAGTAGACGTTGTTGTATACTTTAATGTTGCTGTGCCACCACTGTGTGTAACGGAAAATGAAACACCTAAAACAGCCGTTTCATTATAATCATCTGATAAATTACTTGCACCGGATTTTATTGCGATTGACATACTGCCTGTTCTTGATTCTGATCCACGTTCAATCTTGTATGAAATTTTAACATACTTAACTTGCGATTCTAGAAAATCTAAACCAGTAGTAACTGCTGTTTGGTTATCAGCAAGAGTTATTTGTTTACCAATGGTGTGTTCTCTTCTGCCAAATATTTCTTTTGTTTTAGCAATAATAACATAACTATCTGAATTGTTTGTAGCAACTCTATCATGTGTTCCAATGTCGCCATCTTGTCTACCAAATCTATCTGATATGCTAGAACAATCTGTTACGTTCGATGATGCGAAATCAATTACATTGGCGTCTGTTGCTCCTGATCCAGTTCCGTCTGCGTCGCCATTGTTGCCAACGTCTAAGAATGTATTTCCTACAGTACGAATACCGTCACCATAATCAACATCAACTGCTTCGTAATCGACATCTTTAAATAAGCAACCACTAATATTAATGCTATGCGGGCCAGTTCCTGAAGAAGTAGTCTCTCCTAACCAAAAGGCCTTATGCATTGTGTCAAAGTCACAGTTTTGAAATGCCAATCCTTCAACAGCATCATTAGTATATACACCAAGTGGTACTCCAAGGAAAGAACAACTATGGAAAACAATATTTCTAGTTCTTAAAGCCAATGTTTCGGATATTTTAAAACCTGCTGGTCTATCACTACTAGATAAACCATCACCACTAGTATATGTTCCAACAAATGCTACATCATCAAAGAATGAATTTAACGTAGAATCAATTTGTATACAATCTTGTAATACATCAACAGTATCTGTAGTTTTGATTGTCATTCCTTTTACAATAATACTTTGCGGTTGAATTGCGCTGTTATTGCCGATATTTGGCGATGCTTGGCCAAGTGAGTCAACTGTACGCATAACGCAACTATCGTGCCCTGCTGTTTTACTTGACGTAATAGCCACATTAGCAAAGGAATAACCACCACCACCGCTAATTTGCGTAAAGGATGTAATTACACCATCTGTTAAAACTGCTTGGAAAGAAGCGCCGGCGCCGTCACCAGTGATAGTTACAACAGGAGCGGTAGCATAACCAGAGCCGCCACTAACAACTGCTAATGACGCAACTGCTCCTGTATCAATAGTTGCCGTTGCTGTTGCGTTGGTTTGCGTTTCTTCATATTGTACTATGGTCTTTCCAGAACCATCACCATATATTGTTGCCCAAGTTGGAACTTCAATTGGTGCGGTGACTTTATATACACCTGCTGGAAAGTAAAGACTTCTTCGGGCTTTTTGTGAAGTGTCCCTGATAAACAATTGGTATATTGCTCTTGCTATGGCGGCAGTGTCGTCCACTGTGCCGTTACCGCTTGCTCCAAAGTCCATTACACTCACGTAGTCATCAAGTCTATCTTGTAATGATCTGACTATAGGAGTGCCTGCTGTTGCGCCAGTGTCTACTGTTGAACTAGCGTTACCTTCGTAAGTAAAATTAATAAGTCCTGCTAGATCGCTATGCTCTGTTAAAATCTGTGTGTTACCGACTATAGGAGCACCAGCACTTAACGGACCGTTACCAATATATAATGATCGTTCGTCAGTTACCCATCCTAACTCAGCGTGTGAGAGTTGCGGAAGGTTTTCTTGCAAACCGCGACGATGTTGAATTCTAGATATCTGTACAATTGCCATATGTATATTTATACTTTAGGCGTTATAATCACAGTTGCTACAGGCCATAGCACACATATTTAAATTCCCACAATCGCTGTATTCTTTATTAAAAGTGCGAAGAAAGTCATTTTCCGTAGTGTGGGGAATCCAAGTATTTGCTATAGTATCAAAAAAACCTGTTTTAAATACTCCTTCTATACCGCCATATTTTAAGGCGTTATTAACGTCATTCTTGTAGCCAAATTCTTTTAACAAGGCTTGAATATCGTAAGTATATGCATTAGCAATTCTAGTATGATTGTGTCCCATCATACAACAAGGATAAACAAATCCGTCTGCTGTGATGAATACTTTAGATTCTCGTATGGCCAAACAATCTATCTTTCTATTATTCTTTTTTTCGTTTGAAATTCCACGAAGGATTTTGTTAATATCTATATCTTTGTAATTACTAATATTAGCAACATTCGCAAGGCTATCACGGGCCCAATCAAATTTTTCTACTTCTTCTTCCCACGATCTATCTTGATTGATATATTTTTCGTGTGTTATGTTTAAAAAGTTCGTATAATTTTTAATATCAATCTGATCAATTGTTATATCCGGATCTTGCAAATTATTTTTAATATTTTCTGTTTCAGCAGTGAGGAAATTATTATACTCGCTAGTTGTTGCGCCACGCAGTTGCCCTCTGTATTCTCCCTTGCTGTTGTATACTGGAGTATTGTCTGCTCTATCTGTATTAATAATTTCTAGTTCTGTAAATTTATAATCTTTTACTAATTTTTCAACGTCTTTCAATTGATGTTGATTGTGCTCAAACAGTATAAACTGTAGCACCGCATTACCGCCTGCATCTATATATGCTTTGGCGTTTTCTAATACTTTGCTTAGATTTGTGTTTTGTCTATAATACGAATGTACTTCCTGCGTTGTACCATCTACGGCAAACCATATCTTAAGATTTTTGTACTTTGCAAAGTTGGCCCAATAATCAGTACTACGCATACCTCCGTTTGTATTAATATTCATATGAACGCTATTGTTACTAGAATACAAATACTCTACCATCGCAGGCAAATTAGGATTTGTTTGTGCGTCTCCAACATTACCACAAAAAACTACCATATCTAAATTACTAACCATATGCTCTGGCAATAAGACTTTGAACTCATCTAGCGACATATGTTTTTGATAAATTCCTGCTAGTTCACCGTAACCATAATGTGTTCTACTGCACGAAGGACAAGCCGCGTTACATTTTTCAGTTATTTCAATTTGTATAGCAGTAATATCTTTATAATCATACATTGTAGTTATAAATTATAGTATTGTTCTACTCTTTTATTCCAATGATTGGCCGCTTCTTCGAATTCTTCACCTTCGATGACAAATTCTTGGTATCCCAAGTCTCGAGAACACATTAACACAACACCTGTTTTAATATCTGTGTCGAACATTTCATTGTGCGCCATAGCATATGCGGCCAACTGACAAAAGTAATTGCTAATCCACTCTTTCTTCTTAGGTTTGTTAGTTTGCTTAAAGTCAAGTATTGCTAAGTTACCTTTCCACAGTCCTACACAATCCGTAGTGCCTGCGTATAAGCCTTCATAATAAAGAGAGACTTCTGTTCCGTATATTTCACTAACGTTTCTAAGTCCTTCAGCAATAATAACATTTGACATGTTATATGCTTTTTGGTGTATTACATTACTGCCAACTTTGCGTTCATGGCTTTCAATATACAGTTCTAAATTTTTGTGCATTAGGGTGCCAACGTTTGCGGCTTCTGTACTAATTTGCTGTGCTTGTGTTTCACCAACACGCTTTTTCCAGTTTGCTAATGCTTCTCTTTCTTCCCTAGGCTTTGTTGCGTCTAATATAGTTGTAACGCTAGGAACTGCTGACCCGTTAGGTAGTTCGTACTTGCGTTTTCTGTCTATAGTTGTAACACGTTTTAACTCGTGGTAGTCATATTTTTCTAATAATATCATTTATATATTATAACAGATTTTTATATAAGTGTCAAAGTTTTTGCTATGTGCCGCCGCCTTCACCACCTTCACCACCTTCACTACCACCACCATAGTCAGGCGGAGTTTCTTGGCTAGGTGGCGAGTATCCACTAGCATATGGTGCACCATTTGCTTCAAAAATATCAATGTTTGCTAATTCTGGTGTAACACCATTTCCAAATGTGTTTCTAATTCCTGAATGTAAATCGTAATCTGATCCACCTAATAGGCCTACCTCAGATGTAAATAGTCCAGTTTGAGTTAACTCTCCTATAACAACACCTAAGTTTGCCGCCAGTGATCCTATTAAAGCAGTTTGACTGCTGATTCCAGCGGCCGAGCTGCCTCCTGAACTTGAGTCAAAGTCGCCAGCGGCTTCGGCCTGGTTGTGTAAATTCCATCCAACATTGTTCGTGCCGCCCAATTTTCCGTCAGCAGGAGTAACTTTAATTTTACCAAATCCTTTATTTCCTAATCCAAGAAACTCTAGACTTGTTTGTGGTAAAGTAGGCTGGACATAGTTTGATACTGGGTTAGGGGTTCCTGCCGCATCTAATGTTCCGTCTCGTTCTGCAGAGCCTAAAGGAACAAAGTTAGTTGGTTTTCCAATAACAAGTGTATTATCAATCATCATAATATGATCCATAATAGTATTATTCCAATTAATTACCCATTTAATAGGTTGAGTAACTGTGGCGTCAAACCAGTTACCAGGATGTATTTGATATCCTAATTTTCTGTAATGTGCCAGTACTGCGTTAATTTGGGAGTGGTGTTTGAGCGCATTTGGCCCTAAAACATTTTTAATAAGTTTTAGTAAATCAGGCATGATGATGCCTTCTAATGCGGCCGCGCCGCCCAGTCGAGTAACTGATGTAAAACCGTTAAAGTGTTTTTTCCCTTCATCGTTTCGGACTCCGCTACCTTTATTATCGCCTTCAACTTTTCTACCAATAGCACCTTGTTGGAATATTTCCTCTATACACCACCAGGAACCATATTCATATACACCAGCCATAGTTGTGCCACTGGACACTACAATACGTGTTTGGCCGGTATCACCTGCTTTTCTAATAATACTATTAAGCGCATTTACTTCGTTTTTTACATCGTTGTCACCAAGAATAACCTTAGCCCGCAATTCACTAGCGGTAGGCGTGCCTTGGTTGGCTTGATTAACTACTTGTGGTGATTCTTCTTCTGACATAGTATTATTTATACTAGTATATTATACTGATCTAAGATGAAGACTTTTGTTTTTTCTCTTTATTATCAACTTCTACAGCGTCATTGGCTGTAAGTGGAATAGGTTTAACATTAGCAGTTCCTAAAGTACTAAAACTGCCGTCTGGCTTTGTGCTTTTTTCCTTATCCTTAATACCTACTTTAGTAAGAACTGAGTCTTCAGAAGGAGATTTAGTAGCCTTGCGTACCGCAAACTCGTATAGTCTCATTACCAAGAAATGTCCCAATAAAACGTGTCATTGGTTGTGGTATTTTTCTTTCTAACAATAGTATATTTTTTTGAACTAAAATGTGTCATTACTTCTCGCATCTGTTCACTTTTTAGTGTGCTTTCTACATTGCCTTTCCACACGCTGTAAAATGCTTCGCCTGTTGCGTCATCGTTTGTCATAGGACTACCAGTAATTACAGTACCATTAATAGTAACCGTTGTTGTGTCACTTGACGTTGTTGATAAAGCGTTACTAGCAATGGCGGCTAATACACGCAATTCTAGTATTGTTATTTCTTGAGCAATTAACTGATTGTCTTGTCCACGATCTCTTGCGTAAGATGCTGTTGGGAAATATGCCATAGTTTATGTTCTCTTTTTTAATGCTCGTTTAGCCATTGTGTCAACTGTGTTTTGACTTGGCTCATCAATATTTGCCTCATCTGAGACATCTATATCTATTTCTTCTTCTGTGTTTAGTGTGATAAAGTCTTTGTCAAAGTTCTTTATTAAATTTTGGATGCTTGGAGTCATGTCATAAATTTGTTTGAAACTACCAAAGTCAATAACATGCCCCAAGTTTCTCATAGTATGAACTAGTTCTACAAAACTTATTTTGTTGTCGCCCATATCAGCTGAATTATCTGCACTTTTAAGTTCATGATTCAATATAGTAGTTAAGGCTTCGACCATATCGTCGTCCGATGGACCTTCTATAATATTGCTCTCAGCAATGCTAGTTATTTCAGCAAAACGCATCTTATTCGCGCTCTTCTCTACCTTCTGGTGCATCTTCGCCGGCAGCTACATCAGCAGTTGCAAACTCTTCTTCAGCAGGTAGTTCTTCAACAGGTGCTTCTACAGGAACTTCTTCAGCACCCATTTGTTCTGCTGGTGCTTCTTCGCCTGTAATAACTCTGCTTGCTTGTGCAAGTGTTTCACGACCATCGCCTAAAGATTGCACTAATCCATCTAATGTCGGAATCGCAATTGCGGAGTATGCTTCGCTCATTTCAGAGCCAAGTTCATTACGCATTGCGTCTAATAGTGGTGGTAAATCTTCGTTGCGTAGCTTGCTTAAATCATCAACTGCTTTTTGTACTCTATCAACAATATCTTTTGATGCTAGTAGCAATTCTGCTTGGTCTTCTTGACTTTCATATAACTTACGTAGTTTATCTGAGATTTCAACTTCTGTTGATTCTAAGCCAAGTGACTTCTTTGCTCTCTTATCAATATTTTTTAGCAGTTGTACATTTGCCATGCCGGAACGCATAATATCGTCTAGCATGTTAAGAAGAGGAAGGAATGTTTTAACATACATAGCAGGAACAGATTTACCATTCATTGCCATTTCAATTGCGGTCTTTGCTCTTTGCATATTTTGCCCGCCAACTAAAATACGAAGTGCTTGCAAACCTTTGGAATCAAATTCGTATTTTTCCTCTTTATCTTTCTTCTCATGCTCATCAAGTTCAACTGACTCGTTTTTTTGCTTTTTAGCAATTGCTTTTTGTAAACCAGCAGGAAGTTTTTTCTGCTTTGCAGATAATCCTTTTGGTGCTTCGTCGTCCTTCTCAGCGTCTTTTGCGGCATCTTTCATTGGTTCTTTAGTGTCGCCATCTTTATCCAAATCTAAAAAGTCTGGTTTTGCTTCTTGAAGTTCTTCAATGTGCTTTTGTAAGTTTTCTCTAATGAAAACTTTTGCTAGGTATGATTTTGATTTGTGCAAACTGTGTCTATCTTCTGATAGTCGTTGCTTTTTAATCTCTTCATTAACAGTTAGTAGTAGTTTTTGCGTATGATCTAAATCTAATTTAGAAATATCCACTTTTACGCCAAATGCGTTCTGAATATTGTTGCTAAACTCTCCTGCTGTAACAGGTTTATTCATTTCTTTTAAGTTCATAATATGTTTCCAAATTTGTAAAATAAGTTAGTTGTATTTATTAGAAAACGCAATTATAATATAGTTGTGTTAAGCTGTCTTTTGCTTCCTGAGCATTTGATATATAGGTTGCTAGTCTAGCTTCTATTAATTCTACTTTAAACCAATCGCTTTCGTCAGCATAGTGCTTCATTCTTTCTTTTGATATCAGTAATTTTTCTAAAGCACAACCATATTTCGTGTCTTGGATGCTTGCTTCTTTAAAATTAACGTCGTCACCGTTAGTATAGAATATAGCCATCATAATAGCAGCCTTCTTTGTGTATATATTCTTCTCAATAACAGAATAACCCCTATTATACCCCTTCTTTAGCACATAACCATGGTTATTAAGTGTTACCTGAATATCTCCTATCTTAATACCCTTATTGAGTTTCTTAACATTCAAATAGTGCAATCTTCCAGTTTTTTCAAGACGACTATTCAACGATGTATACATATCTGTAAAGACTGAATCGATTCGTTTGTCGTTCTTGTTTTTATTTTTCTTCATAACAGTATTTAACTGTTTTGTTGTGGTTGGTAAAGGTTACTGGCCCGCAATCATATTGACAATTGTATTACCGCGATTGCCAACTTGCTTATACCATTTACTATTTTGTAGTTCTTTTGCGGCTGTTTTCCAATCGCCGGCTGACGCCGCGGCGGAAAACTTTGGCCAACTCTTATGCCAATTTGGGCCCATATTATATGCTAAATCAACCATCGCTTGCTTACGCTTTTGGTCTGCCAAGTTATAGCCAGGAGTTGTTCTTGCACCTTGTACGTGATGATCAAAGTCCTTATTAAACATTTCATCTGCTTGTTTGTCTGTAATACCTTTGGAAAAGTCTTCGCCGGGTTTAACCAAATGTCCGTATCCAATTGTGTTCTTGCCGACCGTGTCTTTATAAACTTCTAAGCGTTTGCCTTCATGTTGCTTAATCATATTCTTAAGAGCATTTACATCACCAAACTCTTTATCGTATGGATCTTGTTCAATTGTTTGTGCTACTTGTGTTTTTGTTTGTAGATCAGGCTGTGGTGTGTTTTGTTTTACTGCTGTTGCGCCGCCGGCTGCTAAGGCCGCGCCTGCTACTGCGCCAGTTGCTTTCTTTTTCCAATCTTCGTTTAATATATCTTTATATAGTGACACTTGTATTTGAGACTCGTCTAGTTTAAAGTTACGTGTATACGCTATCTTGCCTTCAACTTTTATACGTTTGAGAATATCCTTCTTAACTAAGCCATTAGCAATCCATTGCTCATGCTCGTTTAAATCTCTTTTAAATACTCTCTTATCAGTATATTTTAACAGATAATCACTCTCTTGTAAATTAACATAAACAAAATTTACATTAGGGTGTTGTATTTGTGCAAATCTCATTTCTTTTTCCTATAGGGTTCCAGTAAATTTCGTATTTGTTTTGCGATCCTTCCACTCTGTTCCTTTTGGCTTTTCAACAGTTCTAGTTATTTTAGCACTAATGCCCGGAACTTTTGTTTTAGTTGTTTTTTTACTAACAGGATCTCTTTTATATTCTGTATAACCACCGCCATCAAACTTTGTTTTAGTTTGTGCTTTATAATTACTTGACGTTTTTTTGACTGTTGGATCAACTTTATTTGGTCCGTCCCCGTATATGTCATAAAATGGCGAGTGCCCTGCACTAGCATCAGCAGTCCAACCTTTATGTGCTGGACGTGGTGATCGTTCTATTAGTATTTCACAAATCTTCATTTCTTTTTCCTAAGTTTTGGCGCGCCGGATAAAAACGGTCTTGTAAACCATAGTTTAAACCAGTCTTCATCTCCGGGTTCCAAGCCTAACTCATGCTCTTTGCGCCTAATAGCAGTAGCAGTTTTGCTCATATTTTCTTTAACTTCTTTATTTAGTTTGGTTAACTCATACTGTACCATGTCGCCTTGGTCTTCAATGTATGTGTTATAGCCTAACTGTCTAGCAAACTTTTGTACCATTCTAGTATAAAGTTTTGTTCTGCTTGGATTTGTGCCAGTGTTTCCTTTCTCGCCAGAGAAAAATATCATTTCGGGACTGCGTTCTTTAATAAACTTTTGTATAGCATGTAAAACTGTAGCAAATATTTTATAAGCATCGCCTTCACCAGTTACATCTAGACTATTACCTCTGTGAAACTCTACTTGATATTCCTCGTTGCCTTCGTGATTAAACATAATAAGCAGTGTTGTGCCATCGGGTAGTTTAGCAAATGCTCTCGCATCGCCGTCCGTGCCTTCTTCCCAGCTTAACGGATATGGTTTATCAAATGTTTCAAGCAGTTCTTCTATTTTCATTATTTTCTACCTTTTATATTATTTACTGTAAAGATCCATAATTACAATTTACCCAATCATTCCCTCGGTTACTCCTTGTTCATATGATAGATCCGGATTGCCTGCCCATCTATTCATCCAACGACCCCATTCATCATAAAAGTGACGCATACCTTCCTCATCGTGAATTGTTGGATCACCATCAGCATCAACCTCATGTCGGCCGTGTAGAATTCTGCGAGCATCCGCATACTCATTCATTGTAGCCTGTTGTGTGCTTACTGCGAGTAAGTCCTCATGTAGGTTACGACCAAACGGTCCCCAAATACTATTGTGATGCCGTTGTCTAATCAAACGCTCTTTCGGCGTGTCACTCTTGAGTCCAAGACCACGAAACTCAATCATCACCTTGTCTGGTGCAATTGGTGTCATAATGTCACATCGTAGTGCTGACCCTCTTAGGTTGAAGTTGACCCCTGGGAAGAAGTCTATCATCTCCCAGTGATTAGCGGGTAAATGTGGAAACGATAACTCATCCCTAGACTCAGAACCTTCATACTGGTCATACTGCACCTCAAACGAGCCTACGTTTATGTGTCCGTTATCAAATCCAATATTCTTACGAGCAAAGTAGGAGTCATTGAACCCTGTTACACGATTGTGGTAGTGTAGATAGTCATGGTAAAACTCCGAGTTAGTGTCATGCCATAACTTATAGTTGCAAGGTATGATGGCCTTGTGATAGTGAAAGACCTCCAACGGCTCTGCGTCTAGGGACTTTTGCATACAATCAAATGATCCTGATGCCCACTCCTCGACTGTCTTGTCCATCTCCTCGTTTAGTGTGACCCATATGAATCCACCATACTTGACCTCGGTTCTGATTTCATGTTCATCAGGAAAAGTTAGTGTGCTCAATGTACCAACAGGTTTATTGATACTCTGGTTATGATATGCCTTTATCTCTTTATCTGATATGCGAACGACAATGATTGACTGCATAGCAACAGTCATGGTACGGAAAGAATTTGTTTTAGGTAGTTCAGATTCGTGACACACTGGAATCCACACCTTTGAAAATATCTTTTCAATTTCTTCTTCAAATATCTTTTTGTCGG